TGAATGCAAAGTTTGCTCTGTCTCCCATTATAGTTCCGCCTCTTCTAGTATAGGTAATTCTTCGGTCTTGTTTAATTCTATCATCTCATAGGCAACTTTGTCTAGGGCCACTTCAAATTTGTTTTTGTGATGGCCACAGAAATACAGTTCACCTTCAACTAGTTTAATTAACCACATAGCCTGTGCTGAATCACCGCATTTATCGCAAGCAATCCATCGATTTAGATCTTCGTTCATAGGTGTCCTCCTTCAATCATGTCTGCTAGTTTATCTAATAGCCATGAATCAATATCCATGATATCAATCTCACGCAGCTTTTCTGTGATTTCCTCACGAGCCCATCGTGCCCCGTCAGTAAACCCATCTTGATACGTGTCTGCCATTTTAGTTTCTCCTATATCCCGTTTGTTCTGAATCGCTTTCGTGAATTAACTTTAAGTTATGTTTTTCACGAAGACGTGTTACTTTCTCAATACTACCAGTTCCAATGTTGAATGTCAACGAACCCATTTCTTCAGGGTCCAGTCCAATAATTTCTGCATCCCAGATGGCCCTCGCAAAGGCCACCTGAGATGGAGCGGTAAGTTCAAAGTACATTAGTTCTCCCTTACATTTGTAACTTCGGTATCATCTACTTGGATGTTACCGTGTTGTGATTCAACATAAAGATTGTCGTAGATTTCTGATTCAACATCTGTATCTGAATCAGCAAGCAAATCTAATTCAATAGTTCCGCTAACTTCAATAGTTGCAGACCATTCAACTGTTCTAGTTAATTCAATATCAAGTGCTTCAGCAATTGAACGAAGTGTTTCTTGGTCATCTGAATCAGCATATGCTTCAGTAATAATATCTTTAACTAAACTAATTTTGTTAGTCAAGGAGTTGTTTGTTTTTTGAGTTTGACGTGCATTGTGCAAATCCCATTCAATAGATGCAACCTTGGTAGTTGCATATTCAGGGTCAGAGTATCCGTGGATAATCTTATATGTAACTAATTGATTTGGATTGTACTCCACTGCAGGTGAGTGTGTAGCATCTGAGCCGATTGTTGCTTCTTCCATTTGTTCCTCTTTCGTTGGTAGGGGTGTATCTGTATATGGTATTGTAGCATCTTCAACTGACAATAATGTGCAACTGGTCCCACATCTGCATGTTAGGTCCATCACACCGTTTGGCCATCCATAGCCATCCTTAAAGGTATATTCAATTAAGGCATCACAATCGCTTGTACATATCCAGGTATACTTCTGATATTTTGTCATGCGAGTATTGTAGCAGTTGCCACTGACATCTGTCTATAGATTCCAGGGAAATTTTTATGTGATACGTAACACAAAATTTGAACCCGCACCTTTGCGGGCATTTTGCGATCTGTAACGGACTTGAACCGTCGACCTCTACCGTGACAGGGTAGCGCTCTAACCAACTGAGCTAACAGACCAAGAAAAAAATTGTGAGCAGTTTTAAATCATGCTCAGGATTTTATTTATTTAGAAAGCAGAAACCAATTTCTTGATTTTGTTTTTCTCAGCAGTTAGAATTGGGTCAAATCCTGATGCACCAGCCATAAGTGTTTCAGCATTGCCACGTGATGAGCGATAGTAATCAAGGCGCTCAGTTAGTGCATTGAATGCACCCCACTTTGTTCCTTTGATGTTCGCGTTAGTTGGTGAGTTGTGATACAAAGAATCAAGGAGCACAACTTTGTTCTCCCACTTTGTTAGCGCAACTTTTGCGGCATCCTTATCTGGCTTAGGATAAATTGTCTGAATCAACTTAGAGAATTCAGCATCAGTAATTGCCTGAGAGTATAGAGCCTTAGCCTCAATCTCGAATTCATCAAAGTATCCAAGAGCAAGACCGAGAGTCTCACGAGCAACGGCAATGCGACCTTCAACAGATTGCGTGTGACGAATCTTGAATGATTGCTTAGCATTACGCATTGCAAGATTCAAAGTGTTTTGGCATACAACACGAACAGGAGTAACGGCTGCCTGAACGGCAACTGAACCATCGTGTGATGTCCATACGATTAAATAGAGTTTAGTTTCATCGTTGGCACCTTGTGGGTCAAGAACCATTGTGCGAGGAATATCAACAGTACCGAATACAACTTTGCCCTTCTTAAGAGAGCCAGCAGATTCCCAACGGCAATCTGCATTTGCATCATGAATTGCATCCGCAAAAGCGAATAGTTCTTCATTCTGCACAGGCTTGTAACGCTTGCCAACAGTGGCAAGAACATCGGTGCCCTTGTTGAATGGGTTGTCACGAATGACAAGGGATGCAGTAGATACATCATTCCAAGATTCTGGAATATGCTCAGTGATAGGAGACAAGCGAACATTCCAATTGGAAAGTTTTGCTTCGTCTAGCATCGTTTGTGTTGTGACTTCCTCATCTTGTGTAAAGATTCGGTTTGCAAGGTTGTGCCATGCAGGTGAGCCACGGAGAGCGAATGCAACTTCGCCGTTTTCCATTTCGAGATTATGAGCCATTATTTTTTACCTTTCGTTTGATTAGTTGTAAGTATAACATCTGGCACTGACATTGTCTAGGATTAGATACAATATGTCCGAATTGATCCATGTGAGTAATCTCACAAAATTCCTGGCGTTTTCCACAGGCTCTCTTAAACCTGTGGATAACCCCGCACCTATGCGGGCATCTCAAATAATAAGATGGGGCGGGATCAAGATCCAGCCCCAAACCTATTACTTATTTACTATTAAAGACTTTACGTAATTAACTGTCTCCATAGGAAAGAATGCTGCAGATGTCTTTTTCTTATTCTTTTGGTCATAAACAAAAGCTTTAACGTTTCCGTCAAACTTTATTAGATTAGAGAATACTAATTCCTTTAGACTATCATTATCATAGCCTTCATCTGAGTACATCGTTAAATCATTTGCTTTTACTTCATCGTACATTTCAATCTTGAAACGCATTGTGTTACCTTTGTTAGTAGTTGTCCCTGAAGGGAGAGCAGTTTGGCGACTTACTCAGGTCGTTCGCAATTTATCGTTATGCGAGAACGATTTTATTTAGAGATACTGTGCAACCGCATTGTAGGTTGAAGTATTTACTGTTTCCTCATCTGTCATTTTCAGAATACGGATTGCGTTAGAGATTTCTGACTTCTGCTCATTGTATGAGTGTTGGTGTAGTGTCACAAAGTCCTTGACAGGCTCTTTAGGCATGTCTTTCTCTGTAACTGTTAGGTCAAAGTCAATGTTAAGACTATTGTTCCATGAGCGATAGTTGGTACGGAAGTTTTCTGCCTTCTTGATGTTTGCTACCGCAAAGTCAATAACTTCCTTTTTCCACTTTTCCATAGCCTTGTTATACTTTGCTTCGTTGGCTTCTTGTGAAGTCCAATCAAGTTCTAACTTAGCAAGTGATTGCTCTAGTGCCTTGATGATTTTAGGTGTTGCGATTTTTACTGAGATTGCTTTTCCTCTAGCCATTTGTTTCCTCTTTCGTTGGTTGGTTGGTTGATTAGTATAGCAGTTGCTACTGACATTTTCCCCGAAGGGAGAGAGTTCTTACTTACGACATTGGACTAGAACACTCTCTGAAACTGTCCCTGTTTCGTGGCTTAGCACCCGATTAGTGGTGTGTGCCTCCGTCTTATGCGCCTGTTAGGGCTGAGTCGCTAACTGTTGTCCAACGAGTTTCCTTTGTTGGCATTTCTAGTAGCACTCGCACCGAGCCAGATGCGTTAGGAATAATCTCTTTGATTACTCCTGTCTTTTTTGACTTTAGGGTGGTGAATAAATCGCCAACCTTGTATGTGTATCCATTTACTGTCATTTTGCTTCCTTTCTGTTTAGGGTCTTATTGTAGCATTGGGGTGTGACATTCGTCTAGCCCTATCTCACCATGTGAGAATGTTATTGTGTGACCTTAGTCACTTTCAGGTAGCCAAAACTCTAGGTGGTGTTGTTCGATAATAGCGGAGGCGGGTGCAAATTTTTCTCCACGATACGACACGCCTTCAGGCATTGCGATTAGTTTATTATAATCCTCATCATAGTATGCATCAATAGCATCAATGCAAGGTTGTACCATAGATAGCGGAACGGGTGGATAGTGATTACCCTGTAAGTGATAACCTAATTGTGTTTCCAAATCTAACACGCTATCTTGAATACCTAGTGCAGTTACGCTTCCCATTAGTTAGCAACCTTTAGAATAGCGTATGAGCCATTTTCGTTAATCTCATCAAGAATTGGTTGCAAGCGAGAGCCTACCAATTCCTTTAGCATGCCTTCAAGCATTGTAATACGCATTGACTCATCAAGTGCCATTACCTGTGCAGTTATAGGGTGACCTTCCTTAAACTCTGTTACGAATTTTAGGTTATGTTCTACTATCATTTTATTGCCTTTCGTTTGTTGGATAAGAGTATTTTAGCATAACCCACTGACATTACCTAATCTATTACCGCATAAGTCTTGTGATAAACCTCACAAAATTCCAGGGTGATTTTGATCACACCCGTAACGACACGCCCGACCCCGCAGCTATGTGCGGGATTTTGGCAACTTGTCAAGTCGAAACGCTTTTATAGATTAGAAAAAATATAATAAACAAGAGCAAAAGGCAAAATAGCCAGGGCAATAGTAATCACTCCACCAATTAAACCAATTAGATCATAGATCATTTTTCCCTTTGTGTTTTATTTTACGTGTGTATTTTTTTTTATTGCGAACAGGTTGCGCCGCATTGCTACGGCGCAATTCCTGAATGCGTTTAACTTTATCTCGAAGAGAGGTTTGGAACACTGTAGCCACACGCCTCATGAAATTTATTCACGTTAAAGTTTGGATTTTCTTTTGCGAACATTAACGCAAAATCATTAACCATTTTAGAAAAAACAGCGGGATGAGTTTTATCGCTGGCAAACTTTAGAATTTCTGCAGTTGCCTCGAAGTGCTTTCGTGTCATCATTTTACGGATACCATTCCTGTTCTATAAAATACCTTTGTGTAGCATTTTCCGCTAGGTGTGTAAAGATTTACAGTTGAGTATTCATCAGCAAATCCCCAGTCAATGAATTTAGCAAACTCGGTGTGTGCTTCTAATTCATCTGAGTATTCTTTTATAAAGTGTAGCGGTTCGCTATCATTAGCAACAGTTATTTTATACATTATCGCCTTCCCATTCTAGCGTTACACATTCGCATTTTGTGATTTCAATTGTGTTTCCAAATTGTGAAACAGTTGCGAGAGTATCGCAATTATCACAAATAAAAACTCCTTCAAGTACATCAAATAGATTTCCCATTTATTCAAACGCTCCTTCGTTTAGTAATCCAATTTCAATGTTAAACAATTCATCTGGTGTTGCTTCGGCTAAATCAACCCAAGAAACGCCTTCCTCATTTATTCTTGCGAATTCAATGTATCCCATTATTATTCACCAACCTTTACCGCTAAAGTGCGGTGAGCATAACCGCCGTTAGAATTGCGAACCTCTACGAGATAACTTTCGCAATCTTGATACCAAACCGCTTTAGGGTGTATCTCCGCTGAGATAATTTCTCCAGTAAGAGATTTAGAGCGATACATTTTTCCGATTAGTAAATCGGGAATTGAATAGACATTTGCTGACATTATTTGCCTTCTTTCGTTGTTGGAATTGTAATTGTAGCAGATAGGGCTGACAAGGCTTCTGCCTTGCTTGCTTGGCGGGTGGCGTTTACATACGCCTTGAATTCATCTAGGTTCATGAATTGACCTTCTTTCGTTGTTGTTATAGTAGACATTATACACGAAAACACTGACAAAAAATAATTACTAGCCAGTAAGTCCATGATGTGAGACGCTCAACGTATGTGATTAATCTCACAAAATTCGGGGGATTTTATAACGTCTTCATAACGACACGCCCGACCCCGCACCAGTGTGGGGGTGGCGCCCTGAATTGTCAAGGCGACACGCCGTTTATTCTATGTGACCTTCCTCACGCATGTAGTCCTCATGCTCTACTAGCCCAATCGCAAACGCTACGGGATCGCAACATTCTAGAATTTCGGCGGGGGTGAATGTAGAGTAGCCGATTTTTACTGTAGGATAAACATCATTAAGTAAATCTATAAAGCTTTCTTTTATTTCTAAGTCTTGCTCGAATTGTGATTTCATTTAGTTAATTCTCTCATCTCTTCTAGAAAGTCATGCCATACAATGCGCCCCATGTAGAGGGCGGGTACTATAAGGGCTAATTGCACTAGGGTAGTTAGTAGTCTATTCATTAGTTAGCCCATAAATCATTAGTAGCGTTATCTAGTGAGTAATTCTCTACTACTTTTTTATTGCGTATGCGCTTATAAATCTTATAAGCGATTATAGATAAGGCGGTCAAGATAATGAACGCCCATGATAGGGATAGATAAATAAAGTCTCCCATGTCGAACATGAAGCCGTAGTCATTTAGTTCAATAGTCATTTATTTATCTCCGAACATGTTAAAGACCTCGTCTAGTTGCTCATCTGTTAAGTGGTCTAGTTGGATAGCCTTAGAAAAGCCTAGTACATCATCTTCATCATTATCTAGTGCCTTATTGTATTCTTCTTCTTCATCTAGGTGAATGTATGCGTCTGATACGTCTGCCTGTATAGTGTCCCATTTAGTCATCATTAGTTCTGTTCTACCTTTCGTAGGTGTGCTACAACATTTTTAGAAATTGACTGTAAATCTTTTACTGTCTTATTCATTTCGTCTGCGCTAGTTGCGGTAAAGAAACCGAGAAACTGTGCGCTGTCCCATAGTGAGTATGTGATTGTCATTTTATTTTTTCTTCTTTCGTTAGTTGGTTATAGTTGGAATTATAGCGGATAGGTCGGACATTATCAAGGCGACACGCCGTAGCGTATGCCCTATGCGGTGTGAGTTGGCTCACATCTCGCATGGTATAGGGCGGGGGCTAAAACTACCTGCCCGCATGGACAGAGGTTCATTAGACCTCTAGGGTAGTTATTTACAGTAGCGAAAGGCTCGAAAATTCGATTAGTCATTACTTAACCTCCTTACAGATACACTCGATACAGTAGCAAGCCTTGCTACTAAGTAGGTCACGCAATAGAGCCTTGCGTGTGTAGGCGTTTAATCCATAAGAGGACTTTACTCCACCATTGTGGAAATCATGCACGATTGTGCTATAGATTGTTTCTGTTAATTGAGTCATTATCTGACTCCTTTCTAGTAAGAGTTTCTTACTTTCTTTATACTTTAAGCATAACACGGGGCACTGACAAATAGAGGCATTACTGGCTAGTATTAAAATAAATCTTTGTGATAGTCGTCACATTCACGCTCAAGGTCATTTATCTATGTGCGGACTATGCAGACAAAACGGACATTTCAAATACGTGTATCATACATATTAAAAATTTATTAACATTTTGTAAGATCTCAAATAGCAGTTGACTAAAATACAGATGATATAATTAATACATGACAACAAAAACAGTTATAATAAATTCTCCACCTGGAAGCGGGAATACCTATTTAACTTATTTATTAAAAAAAGTTATTGAATGTGATGAAGTAACCGTAAACCATGATCTAGAGATATTAAATAGTGATCTAAAACAAGTTGCTTTAATTAGAAATCCTTATGAATCAATTGCGTCTGCAGCAAGTAGGCATTTTTTTGCAAACGAATATCCAATACCAGAAGAAGACAAGTGGAACATTGAAGATACTAAAATCATTCAAGTATCAATAAACGACTATATGCATAGAAGTAGGTTGTTTTTTGAATCTATTCAAAAAAAATCTGATCATATTAAACTTATTGCATTTGATGATTTTAAAAATAATGAATTAAAATATGCAGAAGAGATTGCAAAATTTTATAATTTTGAATTTAAAGATCCTGATTACGATATTAATGAGTTTATTTACAAAGAGGCAACTGATTTTGGAGTTGGCTCTAGACTCTCAAATACAAAAAGTAAAGAAAGAGAAATTTTAGATGAAATGGTAAGGTCTTATAATAAAATTGAAGAAGTATATGAGACCTATTTGGCTATAAAAGATAGTATTCAGTCAACTAGAAATATGCTATAATAATATTATGAAATGTGACTTTTGCGAAAACCCAAAGTATGTTGAGCGTATTAATGCTAAAGGCATACTCGAAAATTTTTGCACAAACTGCATTGAAAAATTAGTAGCAAGCCGAATACGCTAGTCCCTAGGGGATATAGCTTAATCTGGTTAAAGCACTTGTCTTATATACAATAGATTCTGGGTTCAAATCCCAGTATCCCTACAATGGAGAAATATATGAAAAATGTTTATATGCTAAGTGATTGTCACTTATCTAGAGCCATAGAGCATTATTATCCAGAGCTACACGATGTAACATTTATTCCTTGGCCTAAAGCTGGACTAAAGATGCATGCATTTAGTATTGAAAAAATGCGGGAAGAAAACGAAATGTCATCTGGAGTTGAATTTACAAGAACTGTCAATCATTTGCCACAACCAATATCAATTGTTAAAGATGATGGCATATTAGCCTTATGGATGGGATATGTAGACACTAGAACATTCTTGCCTAGGTATAAAAATGCAGATGCTACAGTAAAAGCTTTTATCGACAATATTAAATTAAACTTTCCTAATTCTCGTGTTGTGATTATAGAGCCATTGCCTCAGTTTACTGAGATGCTGCTAAAGCATGAAGGGATTAGTCCTTACTACACACATGAGCAGAGGATAGATCAGAATAGAGAGCTATTGGCTGCATTACACAAGTATGCAAGTGAAGCGGGATTCGAAATAATTATTACTCAGCAAGATATATTAGATGCAATAGAAGTTCCTGAGCTAATTCCATCTATGACTCATACAGATGCTCCACATCCAGTAGATGGATTAAAACCTGAGTATATGAAAAAAGTCTGGAAATTATTTTCAGATAAACTTAGTATTATTGCAGTTGACTAGGATATATATGACTTGGATACAGGTAGCAATTATACTTTCATCAATAGTACTTTTCTTACTAGTATTTTGGGGTGATAGAAAATGAAAAAGATTTACGCAGGGATATTTCTAATTGCGACAGCAATCCTTACAGGAGCTATGTTGTCTTCATTTTTAAAATGGGCGGGGGACAAAGAGATCTTTGATCTTGATGACGAATATGACCTATAAGAAGTGGAAAGTATATATCTATCTAATTAGATTCTCTATGACTCTTATCAGTCTATATATCGTCCTACTTGCTACTGGGAAAATTTAGAATAATTACGTAAAGGCCTTTTTTGGCCCCCTCCCGTCCTTGGGTAGGCAAAGAGTCCAGAAATGGCTTAGAGAGCCTCTAGAGGCTTTATAAAGGGTATTTCAGATAATATGTTCCACGTGAAACCATATATTACAGTTGACTGGAATGTTCTTCTCTCGCGGCGCACTTTTTCGCACTATATAGCGATTAGTGTTCTTTAAAATCACCCATAAATGCATCAGAAAGTTTTTCTCCTTCTAATCCAGAGGCCTGATACTTTTTAATCAGCTCTCTTGTAAATTGTGGGTTTTCTTTTAGGGGTTGCATCCACTTACCAATAAATTGCATAAATGTAATGTCGTCTTTATCTTTAATCTGCTCGTAATATTCTGGAGTCTTGTAGTTATAAAATGTTCCAGGGTTATCTTCTGCTTTTAGCACAAAGTTTGAGAAAGCATATCTTCTTCCAGAATCAACTGGCTTAACTCCGTGTGCATGTGTATTAAAAGCTCCGTGAATAATAAGGTCGCCTCTTTCTGGCTTTATTCTTAGCTGATCTTCTTCTTTAACTGCATCTTGTCTAATTCCGTCTTTGTCTATATTTACATAGAATATTTCTCCGCCAACAAAATCTCCAAAATAAGCAACTAAACCAAAATCAAGCTCGCAGCAAGTTTTCCATACATCAACCTGTGACAATCTGTGGCACTCGCCTTTTCCAGGTGAGTCTGAATGAGTAAACATTCCTTCGTTCATTTCTGGAGTAATAATTAATACGTTTCCTTGTGGGTGCATTACATACTCTGGGTACAAAAGCTCACTTGCCTTTTCCCAAAGCGGGTGTATAGCTTCAAGTGGTGGGCTTATTTTATTAGAGTACCAGCTTATAAGAGTGTCCATGTATTCTTGGTCGCACTTATAGTCTTTAAGTTCTTCTTCAACCGTTTTGCACTCTTCATCGGTAAAAAATCCTTTAAATATAAAAACTCCACTTTGTGTGCCGTACTCATCTAAAAAGAATGAGGCCTTGATACAATCTTCTCTGTCATAAAACATTATTTGTTAACCATCTTTCTAATAATTTTTTCCAATTTGGAATCGGGTTTTTTCTTCTTCATTGTGTGCTCAATTTTACAATCTGTGTCACATGCGTCAACATGATTGAATTGTGGGCTAGCCATAAACTTAGCAAAGTGATGAACCATAGTAATTATATTATATCATGCAAAACCCCTACAGAGGCGGATCCGTAGGGGTTATGTGCATCTTCATGCATACGCCAGGATTGACTCAACTAGCGTAATTATATGATAGTATATTTATTATTAAAAATCAATACTTAAAATATATTTTTTTCAAACATTTTTTCTACAACTTGAGCTAATAAAAACTCAATGGACACATGGTACTCGACATTTTTGGCATCTGCTTCATCTGGCGTAATGCCGCTGTTTATCATAGCTTCTTTATTAGCATTTTCAAACTCAGCTATCATAAAACGTAATAGTTCTTCTTTATTCATTTTCTTCTCCTGGGTTAAAGGACGGAACTGGTCCCAAAAGGTATCCCGCCTCATGATACTCAATCATTTTTTCAACATCTTTTGGATCTGCAACTTTGCTAGCTATAAGGCTAAGCAAGTCATATATTCTGTGGAGCATTATGTAGGTAACCATTGGTAGGCTATCTTCTAAATTGCTAGTTTCCGCCTTCTGGTCTTCCTGCATCTTCCCACCAAATTTCTCTTCCCATAGAATCCGTAGGGGAAACTATGTCAGACTCAAACTCAAACTCTTTTTTGCTCATTTACTAATTCTACTATACTTTCATATTTTGTTATGCCAATAGTATTTTTATAATCACACTCTAGGCAATATAAATATATATAGTCATCTCCGTCGCCGTTACATTGAAGAGAGCCCTGATCCTGTGGGCATAAAAGCTTAGGAACAAGGCCCTCTTCCGAAAGTTTAATGTATGTAGACACGTATTGTATCCTCATTACACTTCCTTTCTAATTTGTAGGGAATTTCAAATAAAATTCCTTTGCTCTTTGGGTTAAACCCTTCCAAGCTGACCAATTAATACCGCCATTAGTCATGTGATACGCTATCTCTGCATTTATAGTTGGGTCAAATAATAGTACGTTTGACTTTAAGTTAAATTTTTCTTTACGATCTGTGCCGAGTGAACCCAACATATTGATCTGAAAAATTCCGTAGGAACTGTCTCCAGTATTCCTGTTGCCATTATATGCCATTGGTCGTCCGTTAGACTCCCTCTTAGCAATGGCCCAAGCCATTTTAAGGCCCTTACCTTCAAAACCTACTGCCATTAAAAGATCTTTTAAATCTTCGTCTGACAGAGCCTGAGAAGGCTTGTAAACAGTATTGCTGTACTTTTCTAAGGTTTCTTTCTTAAGTTGTACTTCTGTCTTTGGTTTTACTATTAAAGCTTGAGCGGCTGGTGCACCAACTGTATTCGAAAACAAAAACATTACTGTGATTGCAATCGCTGCATATTGATGAACAATATCGCTTAAGCTTTTCTTTATATTCTCCATTGGCATTTCCTCCTTTAGAGATAGCGAACTATAATCATACCATTTGAATTAAGAATATGTCAAATCATTTTTCCTTGACAAAGAATATGTAAATAGTATACTTCCAATAGGGGGGTCGGGGGGTCAGCAAATCAACATAAATCAACATATATTATATATATGTATATATAGAGTATTATATATTATAGTTAACTAAAAAACAACAACAAAAATTATTTTTCTTTTCTTTTATAAAAAAGTTTGATACACTTAGACTTCACTTAAAAAATAATCAGTCCGTATGGCGGAAGAAAAAGGCGACAAATGAAAAATACTATCGAAAATCCTTATGAAAACTTTATTGCACTATCAAGATATGCTAAATGGGTAGAAGCAGAAGGACGTAGAGAGACATGGGGAGAAACAGTAGATAGATACTTTTCTTTTATGACTAACCACTTAGAAAAAAATCACAATTACATTCCAAATGAAAAGCTAGTTGCGGAATTAAAAGAGTTTGTTTTTGAACGAAATGTAATGCCTTCCATGAGATCTGTAATGACTTCTGGGGCAGCCCTTGAAAGAGATAATGTAGCAGGATATAACTGTGCTTTCTTGCCAGTTGATTCCCCACGTTCTTTTGATGAAACTATGTATGTTTTGATGTGTGGAACTGGAGTTGGATTCTCAGTAGAATACAAGTATATTAATAAACTTCCTGCCGTTCCAGAAAAACTTGAAAAAACGGATACAGTTATTGTAGTTGAAGATTCAAAACAAGGATGGGCTAAAGCATATCGTGAACTCCTTGCTTCACTTTGGGCAGGATATATTCCAGCAATTGATGTAACAAAAGTTAGACCTTCTGGTGCAAGATTAAAAACAATGGGTGGTCGCTCATCTGGTCCACAGCCACTTATTAACCTTTTTGATTTTACTATTTCAAAATTTAAAGCTGCAACAGGAAGAAACCTTAAGCCGATTGAATGTCACGACATAATGTGCAAAATTGGCGAAGTAGTTGTAGTTGGTGGAGTTAGACGCTCTGCAATGATTTCACTTTCAAATATAAATGACATTGAAATGGCACAAGCTAAATCAGGTAACTGGTGGGAAGCAAGCCCACAACGTGCACTATCTAATAACTCAGTTGCGTATTCACGCAAGCCAGGAATGGAACAGTTTATTGCAGAATGGAAATCACTTTATGACTCAAAATCTGGAGAACGTGGTATATATAACGTTGCAGCAGCACAAGCACAAGCAGCTAAGTTTGGTAGAAGAGATCCAGAGATACACTATGGAACTAATCCATGCTCTGAAATTATTTTGCGCCCATATCAGTTCTGCAATCTTTCAGAAGTAGTAGTTCGTGAAAATGATACTAAAAAAGACATTCAAAGAAAAGTTGAGTTAGCAACCATACTTGGAACATGGCAATCTACACTTACTGATTTTAAATATCTTAGAAAGATATGGAAAGATAACACAGAAGAAGAAAGATTACTAGGAGTTTCCTTGACTGGACAATTTGGACACAAGTTTATGTCTGGAAAAGAAGATTTGGTTATGCTTGAAGCATTCCTAATGACTCTTCGTGAAAAAGCAAGAGAAGTAAATAAAGAAGAGTCTGGGAAAATTGGGATTCCTGAGTCTGCAGCTATTACATGTGTAAAGCCTTCTGGAACAGTATCTCAATTGGTCGGGGTATCTTCAGGAATGCATCCATGGCATTCTCCATATTATATTCGTACAGTTCGTGGTTCAAAGGGGGATCCAATTTCTACATTTTTAAAAGAAGTTGGAATTCCAGTAGAAGATGACGTAATGAAGCCAAATGAGACTTATGTATTTTCATTTCCAGTTAAAGCTCCAGAGGGAGCAATTGTAAGAAATGACCTTACTGCAATTGATCATTTAAATATTTGGCTAGTTTATCAACGTGCATGGTGTGAACACAAACCATCAATTACTGTTTCTGTAAAAGAAGAAGAATGGATGGAAGTAGGGGCTTGGGTATATAAAAACTTTGATGAAGTTTCTGGTATTTCATTCTTGCCTCATTCAGATCATACATATAAACAAGCTCCATACCAAGAAGTCTCAAAAGAAGAGTATGAGGCATTAGTTTCAAAGATGCCCAACAATATTCGTTGGGAAGACCTATCGTTTTATGAGACAGAAGATGGAACCTCACCCTCTGCCACCCTCGCATGTAGCTCAGACGGCAATTGCGAACTTGTAGATATATCTGCCTAGTGGTAGAATAATAGTATTGGGTAAAACCAAAATTCATGGGCAACACCGCTCAAATGGAGATGACAAAATGGCTATCAAAAATTTTGATAAAGCTGATTTAAATAAAGACGGGAAAGTAACTATGCAAGAACAAATCTTAGCAGCACTAGGAACTTACGGAAGAGCATTTTTGGCAGCAGCCACTGCTCTATATATGACTGGAAATACTAATCCAAAGGATTTAATTGCAGCTGGCGTAGCAGCAATAGCTCCAGTAATTTTAAAGGCACTAAGTCCAAGTAATAAAGAATTTGGATTTACAAGCAAGTAATTATTAGTCAATTAGGAATGCCCTTATGCTAAAATGGTGTAAGGGTATTTCCTTTTAGGGGTAAAAAATGGCAGCTCAAAAAAATTTTCAAGTAGACGAGAATACGACGTTTACTTTTGAGGTACAATACCTTGATGAAGAAAATGCTCCAATACAATTAAACCACCATACAGCAAAAATGCAAGTAAGAGATACACAAGGTGGAAAAAAGTTAGCATTTACATTAACAGAGCAAGACGGAATAGTAATAATACCTTCTTTAGGAAAGCTTTCAGTTTCTTTGTCACCAGAAAGAACTAAAAAGCTTTTTTATCCCAAGTCTGCATATGACTTAGTTATAATTGATCCAAGCATTAATATAACAAGACTTCTAGAAGGATATCTAACATTAAATAGGGCGGTAACTATATAATGGCAACCCGCTTAATTGTAACCGAAAATAATCCACTTGTAGTAGTAAGAGCATCTGGGTCTCCAGGAAGAACAATTATCAGCGGTGCTGGAAATCCAGCAAATTCACTGGGGGCTCCAGGAGATTTCTATTTTGATACAAACACCACAAGATTTTGGGGTCCAAAGTCATTAGTTTCAAATTCTTGGAATATCCAGAACAGTTTTGTTCTGGACAAGCAGGTATCATTTATGTATGCGTGGGAAATGAGCCAGATAACTGGCCCAGTAAATGGCATATATTCAGTTATAATAAATCATAATTTGCAGTTTAACCCTAATGTCTTAGTCAAGTCAAGCTCTGGGGACATATTAGAAACTGGAATAGACTATAATAGTATTAACCAAATAACATTGACAATGGCCCAGCCATTTTCGGGGACAGCATACCTGTCCTAAAAAGGAGATATAGAAATGGCAAGAAAATTTTTAGTAAGCATTGATTTAAACAAGAATGAGTTACTCAATGCTAGAATTCAAAACTTAGGCGCAGCCCCATCAAACCCAGTCATTGGTCAGATCTACTACAACAGTGGCGACAATGTTATGTACTACTACAATGGACTAGCATCACCAAACGGTCCATGGCAGTCAATGAGTGGTTCTCAAGAAGTAATTCAAGATGCAGTTGGCGCATCAATCGAAGGCGGAGTCGGGTTAACAAAAACATACGTTGATTCTACAGGAATCACAACAATAGATTTAGACAATACAGCAGTAACAACTGGTTCATACGGATCACAAACAAAGATACCTACATTTACAGTAGATCAGCAAGGTAGATTAACTGCAGCTGGTGAAGTAGATGTTGCAACAGAGCTTTCAATAACTGGAGACACTGGAACAACTGCAATCTCTCTTCTTACAGAAGGCTTAACAGTAAATGGCGGAGAAGGAATTGATGTTGCTGTAACAAATAATGCAATTACAATTTCAGCAGAAGATGCAAGCACAACAAACAAAGGTGTTGCTTCTTTTGATGCAGCAGACTTTAATGTAAATGCAGGAATCGTATCTGTAAAAGATATTAATTTAGATTCACAAACAACAGGTGATTATGTAGCAACAATTGTTGGAACCGCAAATGAAGTTACAGTTTCACCAAACAGTGGACATAATGCTGCAGTAACAATTGGATTACCAGACAATGTAGAAATTACTGGTAATTTGCAAGTTGGCGGAAACCTAAATGTTATTGGAACTGTTAATTCTGTAAATACAACTCAGATTAACATTGAAGATAATAAAGTAAAGCTTAATAGCAATTTTACTGGAACACCTACAACAGACGCTGGATTAACAGTAGAGCGTGGATCAGAAATAGATGTTGAAATACTATGGAATGAAACATCTGATAAGTGGACATTAACAAATAATGGCACAGATTATCATGCAATTACTAGAAAGTATGCCGAAACATTAGGCGCATCAGCAACATCTTATACAATAACACATAACCTTGGAACAACAGATGTAACTGTTCAGATTTTTGAAGCTGCAGTACCATTTGCTCAAGTAGAAGCAGATGTTCAAAGATCAGCTGCAAATTCTGTAACTATTAACTTTGCCTCTGCACCTGCTGCTGGAGAATACAGAGTAGTTGTAGTAGGATAATCATGTCTAGACAAATGCTAGTCCCACTAAGACTTCTAGCTTTGTCAACAGACCCAGTTTTTGGACAAGTTGGCGAAATTTATATAAACACAGTAACCAAAAATTTGCGTGTTCATAATGGAACCACTTGGATAGAGCTAACTCCACCAAGCACAGACCCAACACCATTTTACATGCACACTCACACATTTGATGGAGATGTTCATACAATTGACATACAGAATCAAATTGATTTTAAATCATTGTCTAATCCAAATACACCAGGAAAAGTATTACCAGAAATTATAGGATATGATGGTGGAAATCCAGCAGACAATCTGCTAACACCGTCATTCGTAGAAGAAAGTTTATTTGATGCTGGGCTATATGACGGCACACAAGAAGAAACAATAGAAACAGGAACAGGTGGCGGAGGTTCCGAAGATTTCGACGCACCATCACTTGATGGAGGAGGCTCATAATGGCATTAAAAATTCAATTAAGAAGAGACATAGCAGCAAACTGGACAGCAAATAATCCACTTCTTTTAAACGGTGAAATTGGAATAGAAACCGATACACTAAAGTTTAAAGTTGGAAACGGAACACAAAGATGGAATGTTCTTGGAAGTTATGCTCTAAGGCCAGGAGAAGCAAACGGTGTTGCCACATTAGGATCAGATGGCAAGATACCATTGTCACAACTTCCAAGCCAGGTCTCACTTGACGCAGAAGCTTTAATAGCAATACAAAATGCCTTATCTTCAATTACAACAACAAATATTTCAGAAGGAAATGGTCTGTATTTTACAAATGCTAGAGCAGTAACCGCAGTAAGTGGATTATTTGATTCAGCGGGATCTTCCGCTAATGCTTTAGATGCAGCAAAATTAGATGCAACATCAAAGGTAAATGTAGGAATTTCAATTTCATCAACTGACGCAAGCGCAAAAGCTACTCAATCTCTTTTAATTGCAAAAGCAGATTCTGAGCTATTTACAAACAATGCAATTAATTCACTTACAACATCTGATATAGAAGAAGGAACAAGACTTTATTTTACACCACTAAGAGTTAATAATATAGTTGGTCCGCTTATTTCAGAAACAAGAGGATATGTAGATAGCCAACTAGTTGTTGCTAAAGCATATACCGATGCCGCATTAGGTGGATTTACACCACCATTAACTAATATAAGCTCTACTTCAGATGTTCCAGAAGGAAGTAATTTATATTTTACAAATTCAAGAGCAATTACAGCAACTCAAGCAGCAAGAACTTCTGTTTTAGTTTCCGCCCTTGGAGCAGTAGACGATTTAAGAACTGAAATTCAAACTAGTTTAACTAACTATCTTCCAGTATCTGAACGTAATGCAATTAATGGATTAGCTGGGCTAGATGCAAATAGTAAAATACAAGAAATTCAAATTCCATCAACAATTGCAAGAACAGCGGATGTATCATCTACTGTAACATCTGCAATAGCAAATGTTGTTGATTCTGCGCCAACTGCTTTTGATACTCTTAAAGAAATTGCAACGTATATTGTCGCAGACGGGGCTGCCGCCACTGCTTTAGCAACACTAGTTGATACAAAGCTTGCATCTACATTGGCAGCAACAACATATTCTCCAATTGTGTCTCCTACATTTACTGGAACAGTTACAATACCAGCAGGGGCATTAATATCTGGATATGCAACAGCCATCAACCTAACTTCAGGTTTGTCTTCTACTTTAACCTCTGCTAATGATTACACTGACTTAGCAATAGAAGGAATAGAAAACTCACTTGGTGGGTATCAGCCAGAAAATGAAAGAAACCAAAGCAATGGGTATGCTGGTCTAGATTCAGCAGGCAAGATATTAACATCTGCTGTGCCAGCAATATCAAATACAATGCTTGAAAATAATTCAATTACCATAAATGGAACAGCGATAGCACTTGGCGGAACTGTTATTACTGGATACACAAATGGTATATCAGGATCAAATATTAATAAAATTACTTATGGAACAAATATAACACCACCTTCAAGCGGAAACTCTGCTGGAGACATCTACATTCAATACTAAGGAGACCAAATGCCGCTAAATATTTTTGACGGTTCCAGTTGGAATCCTTTAAAAAAAGTACAGATTCATGATGGCACAGCCTGGAATGAATCAAAAGCGGCATATGTATGGACAGGTACAGAATGGAAGTCTCTACTTGATTTAAAACCAAAAAATACAGAGCTTCCAATATTATCTTTACAAAATGGTGCATTTTGGTATGCTGCACAAGAAACAGTATCTGTATCAAATGGCGTATGGGAAAATTCCCCAACATCATTTAAATATCAGTGGCAAAAATCATCTTATAGTCAATCTGGATACAATTGGTCAAACATACTTGATAAAACTTCAAGTACATTATTATTTGACGAAGACGAATGGGCAACAATAAGATCTTTAAAGTATGTTGGATATGCTGTAAGATGCAAAGTAACAGCTACAAATGCAGCTGGTGACAATGAAGATCCTGTCTATACACTACCAAGCCCATTAATAGGACCACAAAAGCTTACTATTTTAACTGCCGCTGTAGTTGAAATTGCAGGAATAAAACAAAACGGACGCATAAAGCTAGATTGGGTTAAACCAATTGGAGCAAATAATTTTTACATACAATATTCAGGTGCAGCATCAGGCGAAGTAGCCCTTGCTGGTGACGTTAATACATATGAAATAGATACTGGAAACGGCAGCGGAGGATTGATAGTATTAGTTAGACCATTAAATACATCTAATGCAAGTGGAATTACTGTTGAAGGACTAGGTACAAACGCATCAGTTTCTGATGTTAAGCCAAATAAACCTGCAGTAACATCGAGCCTTGTTTCAAAATCAACTGGCGGAACATTTAATTGGTCATTGAATTTAATTCAACCTACAGAGTGGATTATTTATAATAATGGAGAACTATATACAAGTTCTTATCTATCAGGTCTTGGTGCATCAGCAACATCTTATGAAATTGATAGAATTGGCGCAGGCGGAACTACATTTGGTTCATTTACAATTACGGTTACTGGAACAGCACCAAGATTCTCAGATACTTCATGGTCTTCTTCACCAGCCCTTACAATAACATACCCATCAGTTCCTCTACCAGTAAATCAAACGGCACCAACTGTTTCTGGAACAGGAAGATCATTTACATCAACAAATGGAACATGGAGCAACTCAAATTCAATATCTTCATACATACATGAATGGTACGCAGACGGCGTAACAATACCATTTGGAATTGGAAGCAGTTTAAGTTTAGGAGATACAACACAGTATGATAACAAATCAATAACATCTTCTGTTTACGTATTAACCACTGATTTAAATACTACCGCAAAAACATATAGTAGCAACTCAGTCCCATCTACAACAATTGCTGCTGAAGAGCCTACTTCTCCTGTTCAATATTGGGGATGTTGTTCAAACGGAGGTGGAGTTACTGGAGTTTATGCAAATAGTGGTGCAGCCGTAACTGGTTTAGGCCAATTATGTGCAAATGACGAACCTGGTAACACCTTAACTGGCGGAGTTTCCAGAACAGCAGTTTGTGTAGCTGTAAATTATACAATTCCAAACTTAGTTGGTATTTATACCCCTGCCAGCACATCAAATTACAACATTTCAGTTGGAACTTCTGTTGCAACTACTGATTATACAAAAGAAGGAGTTGTTTCTTCTCAATCTCCAGTAGCTGGAACAATTGTAAGCTCTCCTCCAATTCCTACAATCACTGTACGTCAATTTGCTTATCAGGCACCACCAGATTTCCCACCAGGATTACCAGCATGTCCTGGAACTATAACTAATGCAAACGCATACACATGTAATGAATTAGGAAGAACACTTCTTGGAAACTCTACTAATTATTCAATAAGCGTTGGACAACAATGCTGCGGAGATCTTGTAACATGTCCTTCTCCAGGAGAATGGAGTGCATGGAGTACATGCGTTGGAAGTAGCCAAAGTAGAACAAGAACAAATTATCGTTATGCTACATGTACATCTTATACTGAAACTCAAACACAATCTTGTACCCCACCAGTAGTTAATGTAACTTACTACGCTGGATATTCTTTATGTAATAACAACTCTGGTGTTTATGGTTCTGGAAGTCCAACCGTTAGTGGTCCATATTCAGCAGCATCAATACCATCAGATGTAATTATGGGACCAAGCACAGCAAGAGAAGTATTTAGATATAGATCTACATCGGAAGCCGCCCTGTCTGCAGCTGCTCAAGCTGGGTGTTCTGCCCCACCATTTTTCCCACCAGCATTCCCACCTGAACCAGTGTTTGCACCACCAACATTCTTTGATCCACCAGCTTTCCCAGGTGAACCAGAGGAACCAGTGTTTGCACCACCAACATTCTTTGATCCACCAGCTTTCCCAGCACCACCAGATTTCCCACCACCAAATTTCCCAGGCGGGTTCATTAGGGCATATTGACATTAAATGCTACAATATGTTTTATGGAAGAAAAAAGTCAATGGGAAAAATATAAAGAAAATCTAGGAGATACTAGGCCATGGGATCTGCTAAACCCAAACACAGAATTTGCAGACGAATCCTTGCAAGAAGAAAGATATAGCATATGCAAGATGTGTCCAGAATTTATTGGTGTAACTTCTCAATGTAAAAAATGCGGTTGCATAATGAAGTTAAAAACAAAGCTTTTGTTAGCACAATGTCCATTAGAAAAATGGTAAATTTAGCCAGTTTATAAATATTTATAGGATATAATTAACTAAGTAACACGATTTATACAAGGGGGTAGCCAATGGCCACCAGTTATCCAAACGCAATAGATCAGCTTATTAATCCAAGCGGATCAGATGCATTATCAGCACCATCACATTCAGAACAGCACTCAAATGCAAATGATGCCATCGAGGCATTGCAAACAAAAGTTGGAGCAAATGGTTCAGCAGATGCTAACTCTTTAACATACAAAGTTAGTACTATTCAAACCGCATTAACAAATCTTACTAATAGCTCAGATACAATCTCAGAGCTTTTAGGTTTAGAAGGAAATAATGATCTTACAGTTTATGGAATTGAAAATCCAACCAACGTAGATTCATTTGCAAAGGCTACTTGGAGAACAGTCAATTACAATCTTCAGGTAACAAAGGGAACAGATGTCTACACATCAGAAATCCTTGCTTCACATGATGGAACAAACATAATGGTTTCAGAGTCAAACATCATCTCAAACACCAGCACCAACCTATTTACCTATACCTTTGAAGAAAACTCAGGTATAATTAGTTTAAGAATCACCCCTGTTTCTGGTTCTATTTCAGTTAGATTTTCAAGAACAGCGCTTAAAGCATAACAAAAAAGCAGTAAGAGGAGTCATATAAATGGCAACAGTAACAAAAAACTTTAGAATTAAATCTGGCCTCATTGTTGAAGGTACTTCAGGTACTATCAATGGCCAAAACATCCTTACAGAAACAGGTGGAGATAGTTATATCCTCAATCTTGTTGGTGGTGCTACTCTTGTAAAATCAGTAGAAGCAACCCAACTTGAAGTCAACGGAGCTGGAAAACTATCCGTAAAATCTGGCGTATTTGATGCAGCAGGTGCAGCAGCAGCAGCACAGTCTGCAGCAGAAGCAACTGCATCAGCAGATGCAAGCGCAAAAGCAGGCGCAGCACAATCAGCCGCAACAACAGCAGCAGCAACTGACGCAAATACAAAGGTAGCCGCAGAAGCAGCTCTCAGAGTATCAGGCGATTCAGCTTCAGTATCAACTGCAGCAGCAGATGCTACAACTAAGTCAGCAACTGCTAAGTCAGAGGCAATAGCTGCAGCAGCAACAGATGCAACTACTAAGGTAGCAGCAGAAGCAGTACTTAGAGCATCAGGCGATACAGCTGCAATATCTGCAGCAGCAACAGATGCTACAACTAAAGCAGATGCCGCTCAAGCAGCCGCTATCTCAGCAGCAGCAACAGATGCGACTACAAAGGCTAACGCAGCAAAGGCTGGAGCAGAAGCAACAGCAGCAGCAGCACTAACATCTGCAATCTCAACAGAGGTTTCAAACCGTAATACAGCAATTGGAGCAGCAGTAGATTCATTAGTAGATGGTGCACCAGGGATTCTTAACACATTAAATGAATTAGCAGATGCAATTAACAATGATGCTAACTACACAACAACACTAACATCAGCACTTGCTCTAAAAGCTAACTCAGCAGATGTTACAACAGCAATTGCAACAGCTAAATCAGAAGCAGCAACAGATGCAACAGACAAGGTAGCTGCAGAAGCAGCCCTCAGAGTATCAGGCGACTCAGCTTCAGTTTCAACTGCAGCAGCTGACGCAACATCAAAGGCTAACGCAGCCCAGGCAGCCGCTATCTCTGCAGCAGCAACTGATGCTACTACTAAGTCAGCAGCAGCACAAGCAGCAGCTATTGCAGCAGCAGCAACTGATGCTACTACAAAGGCTGGAGCCGCACAATCTGCAGCAACAACAGCAGCAGCAACTGATGCTACTACAAAGGCAAATGCAGCTCAAGCAGCCGCAGAAGCTACTGCAGCAGCAGCTAATACAGCTCAGCAAGCAGGCACAACATCTTTCACAGCATTAAATGTTAACGACCAGGCTAAGCAAATTGCAGCCTCATCTTCTGGAACAGCAACAGTTGCTGGAACAGCTTATGAGTGGGCAAAGGCTGATTACCGTTCAGGTAAGTTCCTTGTTAAAATTGACAATGCAACTCACAATGAAATATCAGAAATTCTAGTAACACTAGATTCATCAGACAACGTAGCAGTTACAGAATATGCAATTGTCGGAACTAATGGATCAAGAGGAACTATTACAGCTGATGTATCAGGTTCAAACGTAAGAATACGGGTTACTCCAGTAAATAACTCAACAGTTAAAGTATCTGGAACACTGATTAAATAATTAAATAAAGGTTTTGGGGGATTCCTTAAAAATCCCCCACAATAAACAATTAGGGGATATGTGAACTTAAATGGCAACAGTAGATAAGAACTTTAAAGTAAAGAATGGGTTAAATGTAGCAGGAACTGCAACGTTTGATTCTAATATCGTATTAGGAACAGCCCCAATATCTTTTGATACAACAACAAAAAGGCTACAAGTCCAGATTGATGGATCTTGGCAGCCTATAGCTTTGTATTCAGAAATTCCAAATGAGGCAGAAATGCTTTCATTTATGGATGTAGGATTGGCAATTGATTACAATGGCCAGCCAACATATATTATTCAGGCAAATGGAGTTACGCCATCAGGAACAAGCAAATATGTTTCTGGCGGAAATGCTTCAACTTCTGAGTTTGGAATGACTTTTGATTCAGGAGCATTAGTAGCATGATGCTTAATTGTAATGGTTTAAATGCTATAATTTCAATATATCAAATAAAAGGGGTGGCATAATGTCAACAGTAAGAATTCAAGTAAGAAGAGGTACAGCCTCTGAATGGACCGCAGCAAATCCAGTATTGGCTGCAGGTGAAATGGGTGTTGAAACAAACACTAATTTATTTAAGTTTGGTAACGGGTCTTCTACATGGACTGCCCTTTCATATGCCAACAACTCAGACGTAGCAATTGGTGAAATTTCCCAAGATGCTATTGATACAGCCCTTACAATGGGCGCAGGACTAACAAAGACTTATAACGATGGAGCAAATACAATAACTATAACTGTTGATACAGCTGTAGTTTCAACAAAAGCATTTGCAACATCAGAAGCTGCAGCAGCACAGACTGCAGCAGCAACAGATGCAACTACTAAGGTTGCAGCAGAAGCAGTACTTAGAGCATCAGGCGATACAGCTGCAATAGCTGCAGCAGCAACATATACAGACTCTGCGGTAAATGGAGTCAACAGCTCATTATCAGGATACCTAGAAACAGGAGATAGAGGAGTAGCAGGCGGAGTAGCCTCACTTGATTCAAACGTTAAGGTTCCTCAAGCACAGCTTTCTTTAGGCAACTTAACAACAAATGTTACTACATCAGCTAACATGAATGCAGCAAATATGACTGCAGAGAATATGACTTCAAGTACTTTATTGACAGCAAATAACGTAACTATTTCTGGAAACCTAACAGTTAACGGAACAGCTACAACTGTAAACTCAACAAACGTAACAATTGATGATCCAATGATTTACATTGGTGATGGAAACCAGTCAAACGCAGTTGACCTTGGTGTTGTAGCAGCATTTAATAACGGAACATATCAGCATGCTGGTCTTGTTCGTGATGCTTCAGACAACGGAATTTGGAAGTTATTCTCAGGAGTAGTATCAGAACCTGGAACAACAGTAGATTTTACTACTTACACAAAAGACAAGCTAGAAGTAGGAACTTTATTTGCAGACATAGCACACATTGGAGCAGTATCAAATGCTGATCTTCAAAATGTAGCAGGTCTTACTTCACCAATTCAAACACAGCTTAATAATAAATTAGAGTTTGTAGCTGATGGCCATATAACATCACCTAGAATTGCAGATTTAGCAGTAATTAATGCAAAGATTGCAGATTCAGCAGTAAGTGTTGCAAAGCTTGCAGACGGTTCAGTCACTACTGCAAAAATTGGAAACGCAGCAGTAACAGCTGCAAAGATTGAAAATGCAGCAGTTGGAGCATCTGCTCTAGCTTCTGATTCAGTAGAAACAGCAAAAATTATGAACGCAGCAGTAACTTCTGCAAAGCTTGCAGTTGATGCAGTTGCTACAGCAAACATTGCAGACGGCGCAGTAACTACCGCAGAGCTTGGAGCAGCAGCAGTAACAGCTGCAAAGATTGTAGACGGTGGAGTAACAAATGATAAAATTGCAGACGTAACTATTACAAATGCAAAGATTTCAGCATCCGCCGCAATCGATCAATCAAAGGTTGCTGGACTAACTGAAGCGCTAGCTACAAAAGCAACAATTGATTCACCAACTTTCACTGGAGCAGTTGTTCTTCCAGCAACAACAACTATTGGTACAGTTGATTCAACCGAAATGGGATATCTAAACGGTGTTACATCTTCAGTTCAAACACAACTTACAGCTAATGCAACAGCGCTTTCAACACATGATGCAGATACAACAAATATTCATGGTATTGCAGATACTTCAGTCCTTGCAACAGCAACAACAGTTGCTACAGCAAAATCTGAAGCAATCACAGCAGCAGGAACAGCAGCAGACACAAAGGTTTCAACTGCAGTAGCAGCACTTACAAAGTCTTCAGTAGGACTTGGAAGTGTTGACAATACAGCAGATGCTTCAAAGCCAGTATCTACAGCCCAGGCTACAGCAATCGCAACTGCTAAGTCAGAAGCAATTGCAGATGCAACATCACAGGTTAACGCATTACTAACAGGTGCACCAGCAGCACTAAATACACTTGATGAGCTTGCAGCAGCCCTTGGAGACGACGCAAACTTTGCATCAACCGTTACAACATCACTTGCAGCAAAAGCACCAATTGCTAGCCCAACCTTTACTGGAACAGTAACAGTTGCAGCAGCAGGTGTAGCGTTTACAGATAAGACACAGACAAAAGCAGGTGTACCATCACTTACCGCAATAGCAGGAACTCAGTCAGCAAGCACAACGCTTGATGCTCTTGGAACAGATGCAGCAGTAAGAGATTCACTAGTTCCTCTATCAGGAGCAGTAAACATCAGCTTTGAAGCAACAGGAAATGCTAAGTATGCGATTGGTTCTTCAATCAGCTTCTATCAATCAGCAGGAACTGGTGCAAACATAACTGGAAACACAATAACAATTCTTGCAACACCAGGTGCAACATTAAGAACAACAAATTCATCAGTAACAGCCACTAAGGTTGCAGCAACAACATGGTTGTTAGCTGGAGACTTAAGAGCGTAATTGGAAAAATAGGAGAATAAAATGTCAAAAAATATAGGTAATAAAGCCGCAGCACAAGACAACTTCATTGGACCAACGCCACCAACTAGTTTGACGGCAACCAACGTAGGTACTGGAAGATCATTTAATGATGGTCGTATAGATCTAGCGTGGGTTGCTCCAACTGGTGGCAACGCCGCTACATCATATAAGATTATGCGTGGAGGAGCAGAAATTGCAACAGTTACTGCCCCTACCGTAACTTATTCAAATACTGGATTAGCAGGAGGAACAGCTTATTCTTATACAGTAAGAGCAGTAGATTCCTTTGCAACTTCAACAGATTCAAATACAGCTTCAGCAACAGCAACAACAAAGCCATCTGCTCCAACAAGCGCAGCAGCAACAGCTGGAGTTAATGCAAATACAGTTAGTTGGACAGCCCCATCAAATGGTGGATCTGCAATAACTAATTACTATGTTGTTGGTAATGATGGAACAACTGGAAATACAGCTGCAGTATCTATATCAATTGCAGATACTGCTAATACATCTCAGTACTATAACGTATATGCAGATAATGCTAATGGAAGATCAGATGCATCAAATAACACTAATACTGTTACTACTCTTGCTCCAAGCTTCTTTGCTCCACCGTTCTTCCCACCGTTCTTTCCACCAAGCTTCTTTGCACCACCGTTCTTCCCACCATTCTTTCCACCAAGCTTCTTTGCGCCACCAGGATTCTTTGCGCCACCAAGCTTCTTTGCGCCACCAAGCTTCTCCTTCGCACCGCCAAGCTTCTTTGCGCCACCAAGCTTCTCCTTTGCTCCACCAAGCTTCTTTGCACCACCAGGGTTCTCTAACTTTAGCAGATCCTATTAATAATATAAAACACAATAGCAAGGGGAAACCCTTGCTATTGTGCTATATAAACATAAATGCTACAATATAAACATGACAAATTTAAATGAAACTTTTGGATTTTCATCCAAAGAAATGCTTTTCCCAGGGGTTTGGGTTTATAGAGACGTAATTAAAAAAGAAACTGATGTCATTAATAGACTTAATGAAATTGGTAATTCTGCAACTAATGACAATGATTCAAGGTACGAGTGGACTTTTGGTTTTGTTGGTTATAGCGAAAAAAGGCCATCATACAGAGATTGCGAAGACATTAAAATAGGAGAAGTTAAAAATCCTAGATCTACAACAGAGTCATTAGTCAATAGTCTTTGGTCTGATTTAAGACAATCACAAATGCCAGCAGTTCAAGATTATTGTGATATGTATAATGTCAGAATGAATTATTGGGAAGTTATGAACTGTATTAGATATGGCAAAGGACAGCACTTTCAAGAACATGCAGATCACGGATTTTCTTATAGCGCTACAGTATCATTAGTTGCATATGTAAATGACGAGTATGAAGGCGGAAACCTGTATTTCCCTAAGCTTAATTTAGATATTAAACCAAAAGCAGGAGATCTTTATATATTCCCATCAACATATTTATTCTCACACAGAGCAATGCCAGTTGAGTCTGGCATGAAGGTTTCAATTGTAACTATGTTAGATTACAACGACCATTCACATAGACAAGAGTTTATGCAAATGAGAAGTAAATGGGTAGAAGAAGATTTGGCCTCTGGCAAAAATCAAAATGCATAATATAGAAGCCTATACTATAAGAGAAGGTTTAGGCCAGCTAAGCTCTTTGTCTGCTAAAAGAGACTGGATGGATAACACATACGATGCACACGCATATAAATGTTTCCCAGTTAGCTTAACAAACCAGTTGGGCTGGGGCATATCTTTTCCAGAAGACATTTCTTTTATTTGGGATGGAATTTCAGACAGCACTCCAGAACACGTAAAAGTATTGTCTGGTGAAAAATATGCATATGCTGGAAGAGCTAATGGAACAATTAGTTTTAATACTGGGCTAATGTTTAAAACTGATGAAAACTTAAGTTTAATATCTATGCCCGTTCCAAATTTATTTATTGACGGAGCAACACCATTTACAACATTAATAAGCACGTCTTTTTTTAGAGGTGAACTACCAGCAGCCTGGATGATAACTAAAGCAAATGAAGTTATAACAATTAAAGCAGGAACTCCAATAATTGCAATAATGACAATAGACTTAAACTCTATTAATAATTCAGAAATAACATTTAAGCCAATTTCTAGTTTACCGCAACCCTCGTTTGACCCAAATGAGTATTCTAATGTTATTTACGAATTAAACAGGACCGCAACATGGTCTAATTTTTACAGAGATGCAGTTGACCATTTAAAAAGAAAAATAGGATCTCATCAAATAAAAGCAATTAGGTTAAAAGTAAATAATGATATAATGGAGCAAGGAGATAATAAATGAAACCATCAAATAACTGGAACGGCAATCAGCCTAAATCTATAACCCCATCTGGGTTTTTTGGCAATTCTTCGAGTAACATTGTAGAAATTAAAGATTTCTTGTCTATAGAAGAAAGAGAAAGACTAATGAAGTTTGCCCTAAACAATAAAGTTTGGGACATAACAGAGACTCACAGAGACGAAGATGGTCTTGTTTTATATGATCACAGAGTTTGGGAAGACAGAGTTTGTACATACAACTCTTTAATGGCTTCAGATCCAAGTATATTAGAATTAATTTATAGCATGATTGCAAGACTAAAAATTGAAGTTGATGCTTTCTTTGATGTTGATGCAAAAGAAACTGGGCCAGCAATTGTTAGATGGCCAGTCGGATCGAGACAAGAGCCACACGCAGATAAAGAATTTCATTCTGGTGCAGAAAAGGGCAGAGCCAATGACTTTCCTTGGTATGATTTAGCTGGACTATTTTATTTTAACGATGATTACGAAGGCGGAGAACTTTATTTCCCACAACATGGAATTGAATTTAAGCCAGTTGCTGGAGCTGCATATTTTTTTCCAGGAGACATGCATTATACACACGGAGTACGTCCAGTAAAATCTGGAAATAGATTTACATCTCCATTTTTTTGGACGATTAAAAAACATACGGGGGAAAAACAGCCATGAGTGAATTAGATTATGTAGAGCTTTATCCAAAGGTAGATGTGTACAGAAATGTATTACAAGACCCAGCACAACTTTATGAAGTAATGAACAATTCTGAAAAAACTTCAGAGGGGAAATACTTTTTACATAAATGGGACCCTTGGGCACATTTTGGTACTTACACACAGAAGAAAGATATGAGAGAGGTTTCTCCAGAAGTCTTGTCTGACGAAATGTTTCTTAAAGAAAAGAAATTTGTTGAAGAAGTAGAAGAGGCATACAAAAAAGTAATTCTAGACTATGTAGAAAGACATGGGATTGATCTTCCAGAAGGATGGCATTTTAGCGGATGCTCATACTCTAAATATAATGCTAAAATTGATACCCTGCTTAATAAAATGACAATGCAATATCACACAGACCATATAACTTCTCAAAAAGATATGCCTGGAGATAAATTTTTTCTAACATGCACAATGTACATTAACGATGACTATGATGGCGGAGACATAGAGTTTTATATTGATGGACAGCTTATCAATCACAAACCAGCAGCTGGAGACATACTAGTGTTTCCATCTACTCAGCCATATTTTCATGGAGTAAAAACAATTAATACTAATGAAAAGTTTTTTGTTAGAAACTTTATAATGACCCCACACAACGGAACAGAAGAATGGCTAGCCAACCAAAGAAAATATGGGGCATACCGATGGGCAAAAACAGAAGCAGAAAGAATAGATTACGAAGACAAAAGAAACATGCTTTACTTTAATGATGGAAAAATTCTTTCATATGAAGATTATATTGAAATTAAAAAAGGGTGGTTAGATTAAAATGGAAAGAGATATGATTATAACTAGACATAAGCCAGACATTGTTCAGTATGACAATTTTTTAACCCCAGAAGAATGTAAATCAATCATTGATATCTTGGCAATAAAAATGGAAAAAGAGCAACTTAAATGGATGCCAATTTCATTTTATGAGTCTTATTCATCAGGAACCCCAGAGGTAAACGATCCAGATGTGCTTGCGGCTAATCTCCCAGGAGATTTTTTTAAGTCATTAGAGCAGAGAGTAATTGATGCTACAGCAGAAATGGCAGGCAAAGATCCAAAGCAAATGTCAAAAATTAGTTGGCACTCACAAAGATGGGCACCAGGAGCATTTGCAAATATGCATTCTGACAATACTTCTAATGAAGGAGTGTCTGGAGCGTTTACTAGAAGTAGATACGCAACATTCCTTTATTTAAATGATGACTTTGAAGATGGAGTTTTAAACTTTAAGCACGGCCTAACAATTGTTCCAAAAACTGGAACCTTAGTAACATTTGCTGGTGGCTTTGAAAATATGCATGAAGTTACCACAGTAAAGAAAGCAATTCGATACACCCTAGGATCATTTTGGGATGACAGAGAAGAATCAGATTACCCACAAGAAGTCAGAGATGCTTGGGCAGAAGAGCTTGCAAAGATACGAGCAATTCAAAAAGAAGAAGCGGCTGAATGGGAAGACTACAGAAATAAAGGCCTTAGAATAACTTCACAAGGAAAAGAATATCCTGCTTCAGAAGTGGAAAATTAATATGCAAAAGGATGTTGATTTTAAACAGTTTACTTTATTTGATTTACAAGTTCTAGAAAATAATATTTGGTATTGGGAAAATGCTTTAAGTTTTCCAAATGAACTAAATACGTTTATAGAAGAAATAGATTCTGAGCCACTTTCTTATTCAAGAATTTCAAAATGGAATAATTGGACTGCAAGCGACGACTCAAATTTAATATACGGTGCTACAAAAAACATATCAATGGCTCAACTTAAAGAAACTACTGGATCTGATGAAGTAGATAAAAAAACTTTATATATTGCAAATAGTTTTGCAATGGCTTTTGAGATGGCTAGCGATAGATATTTTGCAGGACACAATTTAGATAAAGCCCGTTATAATTTAGAAATAAATACAATCCCAATTAAAAAATGGAATCAGGGACAATCAATGGGCCCCCATTTTGATGGTCAGGACGGGAATAAAGATTTAGCATTTTCATTAGTTGCTTATATTAATGATGACTACGAAGGTGGAGAAATTAATTTTCCAAATCAAAATGTTACTGTAAAGCCAAAGGCTGGAAGCTTAATTATGTTTCCTTCACAACTTCCATATTTACATGAAGTAAAGCCTATTGTTTCTGGCACAAGATATATGAGCCCAGCACACGCATATATTAAATAGATAGGTGGTATAATAAAAAAATGAGCACAACAGGCAAGGGCTTTAGATACCCAGTATACACAGACACCCCAGACGTACCCAGAGACCTTGGATACCTTGCGGCTGATGTAGATGCCTACCTGGATGCTCATCCAGGCCCACAGGGGCCTTCAGGAACGTTATCCGTAGGCTCTGTTACTACAGTTAGCGCCTCTACTCCAGCGTCAGTTGTAAATGTTGGAACCGCATCAGCAGCTATATTAAATCTAACTTTGCCTAGAGGAATTGATGGTATTATTGGCGGTCCAGGTCCTTCAAATGTATTGTCTATTGGAACTGTAGCACAGGGCGGTACAGCATCAGCAACAATTACTGGAACCTCACCTACACAGACATTAAATTTAGTTTTGCCAGAAGGCCCACAAGGAATACAGGGTCCAGTTGGCCCGCAGGGTCCTACCACGCTTGCGGTTGGAACGACTACAACTGGTGCAGCTGGAACAAATGCTTCAGTTACAAACACTGGCACAAGTACAGCAGCAGTTTTTGCATTTACAATTCCAAGAGGAGCAACTGGTGCCACAGGTGCCACTGGAGCACAAGGAATTCCTGGTTCAAGTGCAACAATAGATCCAGTGCCAACTACAATATCTTTAAATATTCCAACAACAGCAGGCTACGGAGTAAACTCAAATTGGTACCCACTTGCAAACAATTTATACTCAATTGGTCAGCCAATAGATACTCCTTCAGGAGTTACATCAAACAGATTTTGGAAAACAATATATTCTAATACTGGAGCAGTTGCTACATCAGATCAGCGACTAAAGACAGATATAGTTAGCTCCACACTCGGTCTTAATTTTATAAACGATTTAAATCCAGTAAGTTATAAGTTTATTGAAGGCGGTAAAGAAATAGTTGATGGTGATTTAGTTTCTATACCTGGATCAAGAACTCATTACGGACTTATTGCACAAGAGGTAAAAGAAGTTTTAGATGCATCTGGAGTAGCAGATTTTGCTGGTTGGGTAAAGCTGGATATGTCAGAAGCAGATTCTATGCAAGCATTAAGATATGATCAGTTTATTGCACCACTTATTAAAGCAGTACAAGAGCTTACAGCGAGAGTTAAAGCCCTAGAAGAGATTTAAGACATGTCATATAAATATACTGTCTTAAAAGATAACCCAGTCGCATTTTTTTTATTAGACGAAGTTCGTTCTGGAGAAGCTGGTGTATACAGCAATTTAACTACATTATATCCAACATACCAAGCTTTAAAAGATAGCGGAGTTTCATATGCTGCAGTAAGCGGGCTGCCAATAATTGATTACACTGGAAACTCTATGGAGGGGTATGCAATTAATACTTCAAGCATGGAGGTTCTTCCTATTATTGGAGCGGGAGTAAGAGGAACAGAAATAAATGAAGATGCACAGATAAGCCTAAAAGCCCTAGGACTTGGTATGAATAGAAATCCAGATGGCCCATTCTCATTTGAAATATGGTTTAGTCCAGCCAAAGATGACAATGCCGAATATATTATTCTAGGCGATGCTGCCAATTCAATTGGCCTATTCTATAAAAATGAAAATATTATTTTTAAATGTAGCCCAACACAGACGGTTTGGCATAAGATTACAAAAAATAAAGCTATGCATGTTGTAGGTATGTTTTCTAAAGATACAATTTCACTTTATGTCGATGGCAAAATTGTTTCTGAAAGTCCAGTTGTAGATAGCTTTAAATTTACTAATACAAGCTTAAACCTATCTTTGGGGCCAGCCAACTCAGGCAAAAAATTTATTGTTGATTCAGCAGCAATATATGCCTATGAGCTAGAAGAAGCAAAAATATTAAATCATTATCTGTCTGGATACAAAGAGACAAAGTACTCACAAATTGTTTATTCAAATAATGGAATTCTTTTTTCATTAAACTCGGCCTCAGTAAGACCAGACATTTCATATAGGTATCCTGGAATAAAAGCACTAGAAGAGCTTGCCTCTGGAGATGCATATTATAACTCAGAGTATAACAGAATTGAGTTTGAAGAAACAGATGCCGTGGAAACAAAAACATTTTCTTTTCAAGAAAGACTGTATGTATCAAATCCAGAAGATATTGTTTCTTCTAAAATTTGCTATGGGCAGGATGTAGATAATATTTTGGTTGAAATACAAATCCCAAATCAGCCATGGGTAGTTTGCAAAAATAATTCTCCAATGCCATACTACAACAAAAACCAGAACTCAGGAAGCCCAATATTAGATATAAGGGTAACAATGACGACACAGGATTCATCCTTTGACCTACCTTACTTTGATAAGCTAGAAATTGATATGTATTCAAATAAAGATTTTTATGCAGATAATTCTGGATCAAAAATATACTCAGCATACGACTATGCAGTAGGACAATATAATTACCCAGTAAGAATGCAGAATAAATACAACGGACTTTCAATGTATTCTGGCCACGGGTTTTCTGTAGATCTTTCTATTCAGCCACGGACAATAGAGATGTTCTTTACTCCAAGGGGTGGACAAAATGTATTGTTTTCTTCAGCATCCTCATCAATTAAATGGGCGGCTAACGGGTTAATAACAAAAGCTGGAATTTCTGCTATATACGTAAATGGTATAAATAGGACATCAGAGACTAATGTATCCACGTTCTTGCTAAATGATGTTGCACACCATATTGTAATTGTATTAAGTCAGTCAGCCTTAAATATTAAGTTTAATCAAAATCAATTAGATACAGAGTATGGAACTTCAAATCTATATAACAATATAGCTTTTTACGAGAAGGCTTTTACGTCCGCAGAAGCAATAAATAACTACAGGCTTTACTGCTCAGATAACTCAAAGGTTGTTACTGACCCAGGAGTGACTATATCTGAAAGTGCCCAAGGTCAGGATGGAACCTCATACTTTATAAGGTTATTTGACCAGTAGGTTGCACAATTTTTAAAAAAAGTGCATTGTCGTGGTATCAAGGCTGGACTTTTGCTAAGAATAATGATAAACTGTTTTACATATGGAAATATTAAACCAAAAAAGCGAAGTTGTTGAAGAAACACGCCTAGGCATATACGTATGGGAAATGCCAGATGGTCGATGGATTGGAGACGATGATGGCAATTTCCTTTCGATAACATCCGTAAAAGGAAATAGATCTAGAATGAACGTTCTAGCTGATGCCGTAAGACACTATGGGATATATGAAGGAAAGCCAAAGTTTTTGTCTGGAAGAAGAAAGATTGATGACGAAGAGTTTGAGTATCAAAACCAAAGACTTAAATGGGGGCTTACACCAGACCCTCTTGATATCGGAGAATATAAAGACCAGGTTTTACGAGGGGGATCAGTAACATGACACAATTTTTAGAAGACGGAACAGAAGATACATACGAGGTATCTGTTAAAAATAGCTCAGATCTATTTTCATTTAAAAAAGAAAAAGAGCATGTGGACCCATTTGGTATTGGAATAGATGACCTTAAAAAAGTAAGAGGTCTAGGAACAAACTTTAAAAGAAAAGTAAACAGAGACTTTGCAAAATCATTTACTGGTAAAGATGGTTCGGGAACACAACAGAATCTATTGCAGTCAGCCGTTACTGGATATGCAATGTTTGATCTTGTTCAGCCAGTATATAACCTAGAATACCTATCTCAAATCTATGAGGTTTCAACTTACAACTACGCTGCTATCAATGCAAAGGTTGCAAACATTGTTGGTCTTGGATATTCCTTTATGGAAACTAGAAAAACAAACGACGCAATTGATGCAATATCAGATGATAAGCAATTAGATAGAGCACGTAGAAAGCTAAATAAATTAAAGCAGGATTTGCAAGACTGGCTAGATGCAACTAACGATGAAGATACTTTTACAGAGACCCTTATAAAGGTCTATACAGACTTAGAGGCAACAGGCAACGGATACATTGAAATTGGAAGAACTACAGGCGGAGACATTGGGTATATAGGACACATCCCAGCTAAGACAATGCGTGTTAGAAGACTAAGAGATGGCTTTATGCAATTGCTTTACGGCAAGGCTGTTTTCTTTAGAAACTTTGGAGATTCAGAAACTGTGAACCCAATTGGAGAATCAGAAGATAGACCAAATGAGATTATTCATTTGAAGAAGTATACTCCAATGAATAACTATTACGGTATCCCAGATATTGTTGCAGCTCAAATGTCATTGGCTGGAAATGAATTTGCTGGAAGATATAACCTAGATTACTTTGAAAATAAAGCGGTCCCAAGATATATTATTACAGTAAAAGGAGCAAAGCTTTCACCAGAGTCAGAAAGAAAATTGCTTGAATTTTTCCAGGTTGGATTAAAAGGAAAGAACCACAGATCTCTTTATATACCTTTGCCAGCAGACACACAGGATAATAAAGTTGAATTTAAAATGGAGCCAGTCGAGGCTGGAGCCCAAGAGTCATCATTTAATATTTACAGACAGTCGAATAGAGACGAAATATTGCTTGCCCACAGAGTCCCAATTAATAAAATTGGTGTTCCAGAGGGAGTATCTTTGGCAAATGCCAGAGATGCAGATAAAACATTTAAAGAGCAGGTTTGTCGTCCAGCACAAATGAGATTAGAGAAAAGAATTAATTCAATTATTGAAGAAAAGACTGACGCTCTAAAAATTAAATTTGAAGAGCTTACTCTTACAGATGAAGATACTCAATCTCAAATAGATGAAAGATATCTTAGAATGCAGGTAATTACCCCTAATGAAGTTAGAATTAGAAAGGGATTAATTCCAGTAGATGGCGGAGACGAAATGGTTGAATTAAAACCTCAGCAAGCCGCTGACCAAAAGGCTACAGCTGGAAAAACTAGAGCCAGGGATTCTGAAAGATCTGCTGCCTCATCGGATAAAGTCGGAGAAGGCAGAAATGCTAAAGGCGACGGAAGCCGAGTCGACTAAATCCAATCAACTACGATTTGCCTTTTTATATGTATAAGTATAAAATTAAGCATATGAACATAGAAAAAAGCCAGTGGTCCTCCGACGGCCAAAACCTTCATTTATCTGTTCCATTTACAAAAGTAAACAGAGAGAATAGAACCGTGTCTGGATTTGCTACATTAGATAATGTGGATCAAACAGGAGACGTTGTTACTGCTGAAGCAAGCCTAAAAGCATTCGAAGCTTTTAGAGGAAACTTAAGAGAGATGCATCAGCCAATGGCAGTAGGCAAGGTTGTATCATTTAAGCCAGAGACATACTATGATCAAAAGTCAAAAGAATTTTACAATGGAGTTTATGTTACTTCATATATTTCAAAGGGCGCACAAGATACTTGGGAGAAAGTTCTTGACGGAACACTTTCAGGTTTTTCAATCGGCGGAAAGATTAAAGAGTCAGACAACGAAATGAATAAGTCAACAGGAGAGACTGTAAGATTTATTAAAGATTATGATTTAGTAGAACTTTCAATTGTAGATTCACCAGCTAACGAAATGTGTAATATCATTTCAATTGAAAAAGCAAATGGTCAGCTTATTTTTAAAGGAATGGCAACAGAAGTTGTCACAGAAAATATTTTTTATTGTGAAGATAGCGATTCTGTTTTTATCTCAACAGACAAGACATACTCTTCTCCAGTCACTGGAAAAGAAGCTACGCTAATTGGTTGGGTTGAAAGCTCAGACCATAACAAATCAAAAGAGATAGATAAAGTTCTTGCTTCATTTAAGAAGTCAAGAGTTACGTTGCCTGCAACACAAACAATAGCAAAACAGGCAAACGCACAAGGAGGTAATGAAGTGGAAAAACTAAACGCACAGGCTGCAGAATCAGTTGTAACTGAAGAAGTAGTTGTAGTTGAAGAGACCATGGCAGAGACTAATATCGATGCCGTCGAAGAAGCATCAGCTGCTGTTGATACAGTAGAAGATGCAGACTCTGCTTCTGTAGATGTCTTTAAGTCAGCTGATGCTAACGCACCAGTTGCAGTTGAAGTCGAAGAGCCTGATTTTGCAAAAATGTTAGTAGACCTAAAGGGATTCTTTGCAGATACTCTTAGCAAGGCTACAGAGGCAAATGCAGTACAGGTTTCAGAAATTAAAGAAACTGTAGAAACTTTTAGCAAGGGCTTAAATGCTCAAATCACAGAATTAGCAGAAAAGCACAGCGCACTTAGTGCAGCTGTAACAGAAATAAAGGGCACCATTGATGGTGTTCAAAAGCGTGTAGATGCCGTAGAAGGCGATACAGCAATTAAGAAGTCCTCAGACCTTGGCGGGTCTGCGGTACAAGCAGTAAACAAATCAAAATGGAACGGTTCTTTCCTCGGTTCCGTAAACGAAATATTTAACTAGGGTAGGTGAATTATATGAGCAATGAATTATTAGAAAAAGCAGCAGCAGCTGGTACAACAGTATCAACTGGCTTCGACTCAAACACTGGAATGTCAGGAGTACATCGTCAATCAGAAGATGGTAACGGTGGACTTTTAAATCCAGAACAATCAGCTCGCTTCCTAGACTATATGTTCGACGCAACCGTAATTGGTAAGGTCGCACGTACGGTCAGAATGAAGTCAGACACAACAGAGATTGATCGTATGTCAGTAGGAGAAAAGCTTGTTAAGCTTGCATCCGAAGGAGAAAACACAGGAGTTAACTCAGGTGTAACTTTCTCAAAGATCTCTCTCACAACAAAGAAGCTCCGCCTTGACTGGGAACTCTCAACAGAGTCACTAGAAGACAACATCGAGGGTGCAGATCTAGAAGATCATATTGCACGTTTGATGGCAACACAGGCTGGAAACGACATTGAAGATCTTCTTCTTAACGGTAACGCCGCAGGAACAGATCCACTATACAAGGCCTTTGATGGTGTTGTAAAGAAGGCCAAGACAAGTGCTCACGTAGTAGATGCTGCAGGTGCAGCAATTTCTCGTGAAGTATTTAACAAGGCACTTAAGGCACTTCCACGTAAGTACAAGCAGCGTCGTACAGACCTACGCTTCCTTGCGGGATCAAACTTGATCCAGGATTACCTATTCTCAACATCACAAAACATCCAGAACGTTAACCCACAGGATATTGCTTCAGGCATCATCCGCGGTGAGGTTGCACCAGTTTCAGGTCCAGCAGGATATGTAGCTCCATACGCATTTGGTATTCCAATCGTTGAAGTTCCATTGCTTCCAGAAACACAAGCAGGAGATTACGCATCACCAACAGGTTCACACGGAGATATCCACTTGACATTTCCTAATAACGTTGTTGTCGGCGTAAAGCGTGACGTAACAGTCTACCGCTTCTTCTGGCCACGTAAGGACTCAATCGAGTACACAATGTATACTCGTGTTGGTGTTCAGATCGAGCAGGCAGACGCTTGGGTAGTCGTAAAGAACGTTAAGGTTGCTTCCTAATTAGGAATTAATCTCAAGAAAGGCCCCCAATTAATTTTGGGGGCTTTTCATTTTAATTATACAATGCTATAATGGTTTTACCTAGAAAAAGGAGTATTAAATGTCTTTTGACACATTAAAGGTCGGAGAGCTGAAAGCAATTGCAGAGGATTTTGCGGTTGATACAGAAGGCCTTAAAAACAAGCAGGATATAATTGCAGCACTATCAGAAGAAGGAGTGACTTACGCAGTATATGCAAAGACACTCAAGGATGTAGAAGACGCAAAAGAAGAGATTGAAATCCTTCCAGTATTTGATCCAAAGTCGGAACGCTCAGAGGATACAGTACTAGTTATGATGACAAGAGCAAATGTTAGATACGATATTTTGGGACACACTTTTACAAGCACCCATCCATTCGTAGCAATGCATAAAGATGCTGCTCAGCAAATTTTTGATATAGAGGAGGGTTTTCGTTTAGCGACACCAAAAGAAGTACAGGATTATTACAGCTAAGCTTAAACGTAACAAATGGAAATTATAGTAGGAACAAACTCACCAGTAAAACAAAGAGTCTTTTGGAAAGGTGGAATAGCTGAAGCAGATGCACTGCCAACAGTTAAATTCTACGACATAACCGAAGACCCAGCAGTTGCTCCATCTATAAATCCAGTAACTGTTTTACATACTCAAATTGCAGAAAAGATAGATACAGACTACGGTGTATACAGTGTATACCCACCCCTGTCTCTAACAAATAGACCTAGATCATTAAAACTGGTCTGGGAATATCGGGTTGAAGGACAGTTAGTAACAAAAGAACACAAGATTTTTGTTGTTACTCCATATGCAGATTTAACACAGGCAGCGGACGCTCTTGGATTTGGGTTTGACCAATCTGATCCAAACTACAGAACCTTTTCAGATTTAGTTGCAGCAGAAAGATATGCTAGAAAACTAATTGAAAATTACACTGGGCAGCAGTTTCATTTATATGATGACATAAACGTTGTTTATTCAACTGGAGCAGATGTACTTCCATTGCCACAAAAGATTAACCAGCTGCACGAGCTTTATTTAAATGATCAGCTTCTAGTTGATACTATTAATAATGTAAACAATTTAAGTATGCCAGTATCAATATCTGAAAGCGGATTCGGATTAAGAGTTGATAGATCTAATGCTCTAGATAATGTAGTATATTACGCAAACGGAATGATACCTCCAAGCATTAATGATAGTGCAAGAGGAATCTTTATCAATGGCGGAACTTATAGAGTCGCTGGCAGATATGGTTGGCAGAATGTCCCAGACGAAGTAGAGCTTGCATGTATTGAATTAATGAAAGACTTTTTCTCTAAAGATAAAGAATGGCGTAATAAATACATTAAGAGCATCCAGACATTTGACTGGCAGTTCCAATACGATACATCAGCATTTAGCGGTACAGGCAATAACTATGCTGACCAGCTATTACTTCCATACGTCACAAATAAAATGGTAGTTATTTAATATGAATAACCTAGTCGATTCTATTTTCAACATGAAAGTAGATGTATATCTGCAAGAAGATTATCAGGACCAGAATACTGGTGCTATTAAAAAGTCTTGGGTATATGCAAAGACTGTTCCGTGTTTTGCAAAAGGAATGATATCTAATTCATCCACTGCAAGAAGCGGAGATAACAGGGCCATATCAACTAAATATGAGAATACTCAAACTATAGAAATTAGAACTCAAACACCAATTACATATAGGCAAAAAATAACTAATATTAGAGATTCATCAAACAACGTTATATGGTTTGAATTAAATTATCCAAACGATACACCAACAGTATTTGAGATAGTAAGCTCAACTCCAATCACAGATCCTTTTGGAACACTCATGGCATACAACTCAATTGCCAAGAGGTCGGAGAACCAGATAATTGGAGACTAGTGGAGTAGCTTTATTACATGCATCATCTGGTCTAGAAAGATTAATGGTGGGATCAGCAGAAGCTGGTGTTCTCAAAGACAGCAATGTTGCACAGATATCTGCTTTCTTATATTATCAAGCAAATGTTGCAGCAAGACTAGAGTCTAACAAGGCATTTCAAAGATTATTTAAAACAACAATATTTAACCAGATAGAAAAAGATTTTGGTTTATTTATTGATTCACAGGCTAGAACAAAGCCAAAGTCCCTGCACCATGTTTATGAATGGAATAAGACTGGGCAATCAGCAAGTCGTCTTTTTAAGCTAAATCAATTAGATGGCATAGGGCTATCATTTAAAATTAACTATGAGTTTAAGCTTTCAAAATCTTCAGTGCCATCAAGAAGCAGAGAGCAAAAAAGCAGATATGTATTTGAAAGAAAAGCTGCTGTTATGGAAAAGGGAATGCCGATAGTTATTAGACCAAAATCAGCAGAGAGATTAGTTTTTGAAATTGATGGAGAAAAGGTTTTTATGCCCAAAGGGAAGTCAGTTACTGTAAAGAGCCCTGGAGGAAGACTATCTACAAATCAGTTTGACTTAACATATAGCAGATATTTTAGCGGACCACTAGTAAGCAATTCAATAAAGATGTCTGGATTCCAAAATCTATTTGGAGCCAAGTTTGAAAGAGCCATGAGAGTTCCTTCATCTATTGCCAAGGTGCGTTATTCATTCAGTCCAGGTACAATTAGATTGCAAGCTGAGGCGGCATTAACAGAAAAATTCGGAGGAGTATTCTAATGACAGATTATAGTATAGACGCAATGTATGAAGTAAGAAAGCACCTCTGGAGTCAGCTTGTACTAAATAACATAATTGATCCAAATGATTACTACAGCGACAACCTTGGGGAAACTATTATTCCAATAATACCAGTTCAGCAATCTCCAGAAATGAATCAATTCTTGAGCGGCAAGACCCATATAGTATATGACAAAATGGGTAGCACCTATGAAGAGAACTGGATGATATGCTGCGAGAAGATATCATTTACAATATACTCAGTAGACTTTGCAGAGATCAATATAATAAGAAATATGATGATAGACGTATTTAGAAGAATGGATGAGTCAGCCAGAGACCTAAATAAGTCTAAGTCAACAAGCAAGATAATATTTCACAATACCATGATATTAGAAATGTCTCCAACAGAGCCATCTACAGAGCTGGCAGGCTTCCTGGCAGCCGATGTTATTCTAGAGGTCAAATATTCTAGAACCGTAGGTCCAAAAGGTAGATTTGACTAGTTTGCTTTTTAGTTGATTGTAAGATAAAATTATACCAAGAGGAAATGAGCCTAGCCAGCTTGATTTAAAGTTTTAAAGTAAGTCAATATATATATATTTATTTAATAATGGAGGTTTTACACATGGCAAATCAAATTGCAGGTAATGCTAAGAATATTCTAGTTGGTGCTTCACCACTATTTCTTTCAAACTTAGACGTTACAACAACAGGATACGTAGAAAATTTTGCACCTGGAGAAGCAGGCTCAACAGCCCCAGCATTTTCAGCTCCAACAACTACGCTTGACGGAAAGTCTTACACAGATACTTTGAACGAAGTAACTGCATCAACAACACCAGCATTCTTTTACAGAAACGTTGGTTTCACAAACAACGGTCTTCAGGTAACATACAACCCATCATACGGTTCAGTTACAGTAGATCAGCTTCTTGATACAGCAAAGCTTTTCAAGGAGTCAATGGAAGTTATGATCGCAACAGAAATGGCAGAAGGTACTCTTGAGAACGTTCTTGCTGTATTCGGTCAGCGTTCAAGTACACTTACAACTGGAGCACTAACAGACAAGCTTGGTCTTGCTGGTGGAGCACTAGGTGAGGCTCCAACAGAGCGTCAGCTCGTTGCAGTCGGAGCTGCACCAACATCTGAAGCAACAGCAACTGAGCGTGTATATTATGCACGTCGTGTTCTTTCTGTACAACAGTCACAGTTCTCTTTGGCTCGTAACGCAGCATCAACATTCCCAGTCACATTCCGTTTGCTACCAGACGGTGCAAAGCCAGGTCAGGAATATGGTTTCATTGTAGACCGTGTACTTAACAAGACAGGCGCATAATTAATACAATTAATTAATAGAAGCCCCCCAAGAAATTGGGGGGTTTCTTATTGCCATTATATTTTACATATGATACAATAATTAAGACGAGATCCTAGGAGGATTTAAATTGGCAACAACAGTATATGATGTAGAAGAAATTCAGCTACAAAACGGAGCAACCGTAAAGCTAAAGCCTTTAACAATTAAAGAGCTTAGAAAGTTTATGGCAGCTATTGCAAAGACAGCAGAAGTTACTACAGAAGATGAAACCCTAACAATTCTTATTGACGCTTGTGCAGTAGCACTAGAAAAGCAGTTACCAGAATTAGTAGCAGACAGAGACGCATTTGAGGACGTATTAGATGTACCAACAATTAATCGTATCCTTGAAGTTTGCGGTGGTATTAAGATGGATGATCCAAATTTGCTAGCAGCAGCGGTTCTAGCTGGTCAGAACTAGATCTAGCTGCTTTAGAAGGAGAAGTATTTCTAATAGGAAACTATAAGAATTACGAAGAGTTGGAAGATAACCTTTCAATGCCAGAATTGATTCAAACTTTTAAATCTATGCAAAAGTCGGAATCAGAAAAAAGAAAGTTCTTAGCTGCAATACAAGGTGTAGACCTTGATGCTAACGAAGAAGAAACCAGCAGCTTTGAAGATGTAAAAAGAAGAGCTCTTGGAATTACTGCAGATGCAACAGATGTTGTTTCACTACAAGGTCAGTTTGCATCAGAAGCAGGGTTTGGTATCGGAGCTGGCCTCGGATACAAAAAGGAGTAGGTAGTTGGCAGATCAAAATATAGTTACCAACATAACTGCGACGGCTAATTTTTCTAGCCTAACAGCGCAGTTACAAGCGGTGACCTCCCAACTCCTTAAGCTTCAAGCAACAACGATTGGTTTAAATAAAAATCTAACTAGCCAAGTTGGAGTAATGAATCGTCAGTTTGACGAAACCATGCGCTCTACTGGTCAGTTTGCCAGACACTTTGTAACATTAACTTCAGACGTATCTAAGTTCGGTCAGAACCTAGATAGCGGAAGAATGAAGCTGGGACAATATTTTCAAACCTGGCAAGGACACACAAGAAAAACTAGCTCATTAGTTAAAGAATTAGCTAAGCAGCAGGTAATGCTTGAAAATGCAGTTGTACAACCCCTTGGTAAAAATGCACAAGGCTTAATGCAATATAACGTTATGGTTCAATCTGGACTAGACGTAACAAAAAATAAATCAGCTCTGTTAAGACAAGAGCTATCGATCATGAACAAGGTCATGAATGATGGAGCAACAGGTCTTATTAACTGGGGTAAGAATACTCAGTGGGCTGGTAGACAGCTTACAGTAGGACTAACCGTTCCTCTTGCAGCATTTGGAATGGCGGCTGCAAAAGCATTTAGACAAGCAGATGAAGAATTAGTAAGACTAACAAAGGTTTATGGCGGATTAACAGCAACATCAAGTGCTGACTTATTGCAAGTTAGAAAAGATGTAATTGCTGTATCAAGAGAATTAGCTTCTGGATTAGGTGCAAACTTTAAAGAAACTATTGGAATAGCAGCGGACATTGCAGCAACTGGAAAGCAAGGCGCAGAACTTATAGATTCTACAAGACAAACAACAAGACTTGCAATCCTTGGTGAAGTAGATAGACAAGATGCTATGAAGGCAACGCTAGCAATTCAAACAGCATTTGGCCAGAACACTATGCAGCTTGCAGAGTCTATTGACTTCCTTAACGCCGTTGAAAACCAGACTTCTACAACACTAGAAGATTTAGTAACAGCAATTCCAAAAGCTGGTCCAGTAGTAAAAGCTCTAGGCGGAGATGTACAAGATCTTGCACTTTATTTAACAGCAATGCGTGAAGGTGGAATTAATGCTTCAGAAGGAGCAAACGCACTTAAGTCTGCATTAGCATCTGTTATTAATCCAACCAAGGTTGCAAAAGAAATGTTTATGGGTCTTGGTATAGATTTATCAGGCATTGTAGATAAAAATGCTGGTAACTTAACTGGCACAATCATGGCTCTTAAAGATTCATTAGATTCACTTCAGCCACTACAAAGAGCAAGAGCAATTGAGCAACTATTTGGAAAGTTTCAGTTTGCTAGAATTAATGCTTTATTTGAAAACTTAGGTAAAGAAGGAAGCCAGACACTTCAAGTTTTAGATTTAATGAAGGCTAGCACAAAAGATCTAGCTAGTATATCTGAGCGAGAATTAAAGGCATTAACTGAATCTGCATCTGGTAAATACAGAAGAGCATTAGAATCAGTAAAAGCAGATTTAGCTGTAGTTGGAGAGCAGTTCTTAAAAGTTGGAGCATTTGTATTAAATGCAATAGACGGAATTATAAAGTTTATTGGTAATCTTCCAGGCCCAATTAAAGCTGTATTAGGATTTATTGGAGGCCTCACAGCAATTGCTGGTCCAATAATTATGCTTACAGGTGTACTTGGAAACTTCTTTGGATATATTATAAAGGGAGTTTTAGCATTAAAAAATATTGGAAAAGGCGGAACAGGGTTTAAGTTATTAACTCCAGAATTAGTTGCAGCAGCATCTGCTGCAGAAACTGTAGAGCAATCATTCTATAGCGACACAAAAGCAGCAGCAACATTTTCTGATGCAGTTTTAACACTAGCAGCATCATTTGAAAAGCTAAAACAAAGCGCAATGAGTTCTACAATTGCTACATCTAATAGCATGTCTACAGTTGCAGGTAACCCAGTCATGGGAGTTGGTGGAAGAATTGTAGATAAGAATAATCCTCTTATTGGGCGGCCTTACTCAAGAGACATGTCTCATCTTACTCCTACTGGATCTCTTACTCCAGAACAAAGAGCTAGAGAAACAATTTTCTCAACAGTTCCTGGCCCTAAGCCAGTAAATCAAAGAATTTCAAATTCTCCGCAGTTATACATGGATAAAGATCTTCCAAAGATTCCAGGAGTAACATCTGTAAATGGAGTTTCAACTGGTGTAGTTGCAGCCGAAGCAGCCAAGTGGCACTCAATGACTGCAGCAATTGCTATGCAGTCAAAGGCAGAATTAGCAGTACTTAAAACTGAAATAGCAGCAACAGGAACAATTACAGCTTCACTTGCAGATTCATATCAAGCACTTCTTCCTCAAATGACAAAGGTAACAACCTTAGCCGCACAAGAAACAGCATTAATAGTTCAACAACTACAAGCTGGAAAGATTACTGTTGAAGCGGCAAGGGCAAAGATATTTGCATTAAATGCTCAAGTTGAAGCAATGATAGCCCAAACAGCTACAGGCGTTGCAACAGCACAAGCAAGAACTTTAAGTTTAACCACAGTTCCTTTAACAACTCAGCCAGTAGTAAATGCAGCTGGAAGATCAAACATGAAAGAGCTTTTCCATAAGTCAGAAACATCAAAGATGGTTGATGTAATTGCAAGAGCTTTGGGAGTTAGAACTTCTGGTGCTGGATACAGCATGCACACAACAAAGCCTAGATTTAACGCTGGTGGACAGGTTGAATCCTTTGGATCAGGCAGAACGCGGGTTAGTGGTCCTTCATCAATTTCATACGATGATAGAATGGGCTCAGTTCCACTGGGTGGATATGTATTAAATCAAAATGCGTCAATGGATCCAAGGAATGCTGCACTTGTTTCAGCAGCTCCTTCAACTTATAGAAACAGCGGCGGGAATATAACTGCATTACTTACACCAAAAGAAACAGTATTTGGTTCAGGGATTCAAGACAATCCAGAACTATTTGCAGCAGTAGATTCAGCAAACAATGGTATCCCACTTTCATCACATATGGGTGGTGGAAACATTACTTTGTCTAGATCAAACTATGGCGCTATAAATCCTGTAGCATTAGCAAAAATTTTAGGGCAATTATTTAGACGCAATCCAAAGCTTTCAAGAGAAATTCTTAAGGGAAGAGATCTAAGGCTTTCTGGTGCAGAAGCAAGAGCATACCAAGAAAGTGCGTTTGGATCTGCATTAAAATCATCTTCTAGAGCATTAAGCAGAGAGTATTATTTTGTAGGTAATTGGGGCGGAAGATTAAGATCAAGTGTTAACACAGCACTTGCTCATGGCGCTGCAAAGAAAGCAGATGTTGTAAGCGACTTAATGCATAGCTCATCACAAGCAGCACTTCCATCACTTACTAGATTTTTAGAAGTAAATAAAGTATCTCCAGATAAAATACAGTTCTTTACTGAACGTGCTAGAGCAAATATTGTTTCTAGGTTAGGTGGAACTGGAAAAATTGGAGAAGCAGAATGGTCTAGAGTTCAACATAAAGAATATCTTGATATAGCAAAAGAACTTAAACTTAAAAAACAGTATTTTGATAGCTTAAATGTTCCAGGACAAAGAAGAGCTCATTCAACTAACCCAGCTGCTAGAGGAATTCAAGCAGAGACTCCTTTAAACCCATATGGTACAACAGATCTAGCTAAACTTATAGCAGAAAATGATGTAAATGGCACAAGATACATGGGCTCATATCGTAACTATGGAATAGAAAAAATTAATGGAGAGCCAACTGCATTAGCACACATGATGCCTAAGTTTAATCGTGGAGGCCAGGTTGGCGGAAGAATAAGAACTGGACAATACAACTATGGAGTAATGGGCAATGTTCTAAAGGGATTAGCCATGAGAAGGATTGGCGCAACCTTTGGTCCAACAGGTGCACCAAAGCCTAGCATGTACGAGTCAGCTCCATGGGGAGTAAGCTCTTTATCAATTAAAGCAGCTGAGACACTGTTTGCAAACACTGGTTTAAGAAAGCATTCACAAAAATTATTCTACGATAAGTTTGCCGCGGCTCTTGCTAAAGAAAAGCCTTATGGATATGTAAAGGGCCCTAACGGAGAATTAAAGAACGCACTTGAGCCAAGCTCAATGGATGCGGTTGTTAGACAAGCTGCTAGCGACTTGATGTCTGATAGAAGAGTCTTTATGCAACTTTCTCCAATTGATAGAGATATTATTAGAAAGAAATACTTAAACTTTGAGTCTAAAAAAGACACTCCCGTAACTGATGCTTTAAGAAAAAGAATATTTGGAAGTGATTCCCCAGGTTTTGCAGCAGGTGGAGTTGTTCGCCGTGGTAAAAATTCATATGGAGTAAAGGGTAACCCAGCAGCTCGTGCAGAACAAGAAGCAGCAAGAAGAGCACGTGCAGCAGCATTTACTCCTGCAGCAGGATCTGCTCCAGTATATCAAGATGGCCCATTGACTGGATCCAGAACAACTGTAATTGGAAATGGCGGAGTAAGAACAAATACTTATGGAGTACAAGGTTCACTTCCATATATGCCTGGTCTTACAATCGGGCACGGAGCTTTAAATAAATCACAAGCACTTCTAGCATCTGCTGCAAAACAAATAGAGATGTCTTTATATGCACTAGGAACTAGTATTAAAAAAGACGCCATCATGGTAGGGAAAACATTAAGATTCTCTGGTGATCAAATAGTAATAGGCGCAAGATTAATGCAGGGACAAATAAAGACTTCAATAGATACAATGGCTACAGGATTTAAAACTGTAGGAACTGTGATTAGTAATGTTGTAAAACAAACTGCTTCTCAAATTGGTGCCGCTGCAAAAATGGCGGCCACTAATTTAAATGCTTTAAGAGCAAGTTTATTTAGCCCTCAAGTAATAGCACCAAGACCACCTGGAGCATTAATAAATCCAGACAGAACATTTGCACAAAACTCTAGACAGTCATTTGCAGCAAATGCAAGGTATAGCACAACAGCAATGCTTAACCCTATTCAATACACAAGATCTGTATTGAATAAGCCAAAAGATCCAAACAAAGTTCCTGGCCAAGGTATGGGTGGCATGGCAGCTGGCATGGGTGGAATGATGGTTGGACAACAAATTGGACAGAAGGTTGGCGGATCAACTGGAGGAATGATTGGCTCAATGGGCGGATATATGGCAGGAATGGCAGCGTATTCAGGCGCAGCAAAAGGATTTGCGGCATTATCTGCATCAATGGGTGGCGCTGGATTTGCTTCAACCGCAGTTGCAGCAGCAGGACTAGTTGCACCAATAGCAGCTGTGACAGCAGTTGTAGTTGCTGGTGTATTAGCATGGAAAGATTATAAAAAGGGGCAAGAATTAAATCAAGCAACCTTTGGTCTAACAGCAGAAGCTGCTAAAAAAGCAGGATTAAGATTCACAGATTTTGGTAAAAGAGTAGCAGATGTAGCCAGTGATCAAAGACATTTAGCTAACACTAACAAGATGATATACGAGAGCATGAAAGATGGAGGAACGCCATTCCGTATTTCAATTGAAGAATATAGAGCCTTAAAGAAAGAAGTAAAAGAAACATTTGCAGAACAGATTGCAGCAATTGATCGCCAGCCAAAAGAAAAGGTTGCAGGCGCTGTAGTTAGACTAAAAGAACAGCTTATCGGCGCAGGAATGTCTGCAGAAGAAGCTACTAAAAAGATTTATACAATGCTTCAACTTTCTAATAAAAAAGATCAATCAATTAGTGCAACTATTGGTAATAATAAATTCTCAGTAATTACTGATTCCCAAAGCGCTGCAGTATCTTCAGTTAATTCTTTTGGGGAAGCTACAAGAAATGAAGGAAGCGTTGAAAAAGCACTATCATTTAATAATGCACTAGCAGCAACTGAAACTGGAATCAATGACATAATAGCAAAAAGAGAAAGACTTGTAGCAAAAGATCTTAGTGGGAAAACAAAGTCATTGAGTTATTCAGAAGCTGAAAAAATAATGATAGACCAGCTAAATGCTTCAAAAGAAGCTGGAACAATAATTACTGAAGAAACTGTAGACGAACTGGCTAAAACAAACCCAAACATAAAAAAGGTTATTAATGGATCGGATACTATTGTTAGCGTTTGGCAAAAAATTAGATTGCAGGCTCAAGGTTTTAGTGGAGACCTTTCTAAACTAAGTGCTGAACAAGTTGGAGTAATTGCAAATGTATTTAATGCTATAGCTGCATCTGTTGAATCAACAAATAGAGCTGGAATACTTAAAGATCAATATGCAAATTTAGATAAGCTAAAAGGACAAATTTCAGACTATACTAAAGCTTTAAAGGGACAAACAGTAACCGAGCAGATATCTGACAGAAAAAGACTTTCAGCAATCAATAAACAAATAGAAGCTATCAATAAGCTTGCAGAAGCAAGAAAGAAAGCTTTGGCCGCTGCACAAGAAGATGCAGACTTGGGAAGACAAATTGAAAAGGTTAGACTTGAAATACAAAATGCAGTTTCAGTTGGAGATACTGAAAAGGCACAAAGTCTAAGAATTGATCTAGAGTCACTTACTTCACAGCAGCAAACAGATGCCCAAATGAAGGCAATAGATGCAGCTGCTGAAAAAGCAACTAAGCCTCTTAAAGCTGCAGCAGAAGCAATTTCAAGCAATCAACAAGACCTTGCAGATTCAGCTGCATTAGCAGGAGAAAGTTTAGATAAGCTGCAAAAGAAGTATGACAAACAAAAAACAGCAATTGACCTAGTCAATAATGCAATGACTGCACTTTATGGAAATGCAGATGCTGCTGGACAATCAGTAGAAGATTATGTTAAGAGCAATAAAACAGCCGCCGCTGGATTTGTAGCTGCAATGGAAGCTGCCACTAACGCAGCAATGCCAAAATATAAAGAAGTAACTACTACAGAAGTAACAGCTAATGGTCCAGTTACAACTACTACAAAGGTTCCAATTTCTCCAGAGCAAAACGCCCTAGCCCTACTTCTTAAAGCTGGAACTACAGGTAAAGTAGATATGGCAATTGCAAACAGCATTAAGGGCGGAGCAAGCTTGTTTGATGTTGTTAAAGCTATTAAGACATATATTCCTAGCAAAAAAGATGGAAACGAAACATTTGGAAATGCTGTTTTAACTGGAACTGGAAAAGACGCATACGCTGCATATAAAAATGTTCTTTCACAAGGACAAAGCCAAAAACTACTGACAGCTACTGGCGGGATGTTTGAGGTATTTGAGTGGAATAAAAAATCTTATGTAGCTGACGCAACAACTGGAGTTATTTATCCTTATGATCAAGTTAATAAAATAATTGGTAAAAAAGCAGTTAGCAGACATGAAGGCGGTCCTATATCTGGTGCAGGAACAGCAACATCTGATTCTATTCCAGCAATGCTTTCAAACGGAGAATATGTAATAAGAGCATCAGCAGTTAAAAAATATGGTGTGGATCATTTTGATGCATTAAATCAGCAAAAATATGCAGATGGTGGACCAGTAAAACCTGGTTCTCGTCAGCAGCTTCCATTTTTCCCATGGCGTCCAGACCTACCAAACTACTGGAGTAATGGAAAGCCAACTGGCAATCCATACACTGGAAGGTGGGGAGAGCTAAGATACAATCCTTCAAAGGGTAAAGATATATGGGGCGGAACAGAACCTGGAAGCCATTTTACTGGAAACATTAAAGACAAGTCAGACTACTGGCATCAGATGGGCGAACAGCCAAGTAAATCTCGTGGTCCAGGAATGGGTATAGATAAAGATCCAATGCGTTATGCAGGCTCTGGAGCTTCTATGGGGGGCATTGGAAGCGGCGTATATGGGTTTGGCCCACTATTTTTTGCAGAGGGCGGATTCTTTGGTGGAATAAAATCTTACTTTAATAAATTTGGTAAAAATAAAGAGTCTGTAGATAAAGCTCCTGGTACAAGAAAATATACTGAAGGAATAATCAGAGGCCTATACGACAATAATCCGCTTACTTATGGAATGAATGCAATGAGTGGTAAGTTTAAGCTTGGTAGCAAATGGAGTAATTTTGCTTATTCTGTAGTAGGAAAACCAATTGAAGAAATAATTGCTGGAAGTGGAACTAAGGGAGATTTTGCTAATACAGCAATAAATCTTATACCTGGAGCAGGTTTAGCTAAAGGTCCTAAGATGGCAAAGAATATTAAAGATGCAAAATCCTGGACACATTATGCTCATCAATCACCAACAGAATTATTACCTAGTATAGGTAGACCAACTACTGCAATGCATCAGTATGGACCTGGAACGTATGGTTCACCCACTGGCACATTTGCTGGTGATACATTTGGAACAGGAGCACACAAGCTTAGCAATTCTCCGTTAGCTTGGATGAAAACTGCATTAGGAAGAGGCCCCGTAACAGAAGACCTGTTAGCTTCAGAAAGAGTTCTTTTCACAAAGGCAACTGGGAAAACTGCATATCCGTATGGAATAAGCGATGAGTTTGCTACATTCCTTCGCAGTAGAGGATACTCTGGCTATAAAACTGGAGACATTGTAACAAATTGGAATATAGGATATCCAGGATTTGGATTAAGTAATAATCTTGGAAAGATTCCTTTTGGCTCACGTCTTCCAAAAATTGAAGCTCCTATTCCAAATATTGTTCCTGACGGTTTAGTTCTTGCTAATGGCGGTCTAGTAAATATACCTAAATTTAAAAATGGAATTAACGTAGTCCCACAGGATATGTTAGCAATGATTCACAAAAATGAATCTATAATTCCTGCCACAATGAATCCATTTAATCCAGATGCCGCAGCATCAATGCCAAAATATAATTTTGGTCGATCTTCATTTAGCGTAAATGGCGGAGGAGAATCTGGAGCATCATATACCGTTAACCAAAACATATACGCATCTGAAGGAATGGATGTAGAGGCATTGTCTAATATGATTGTTAGAAAGGCTGAAGTTGTTATTGGACAAAAGGCTAAGGTTAATGTTAAAATGGTTGGACAGGGGAAGAATATATAATGGCAACTTTAATTTTACCAGCAGGAGCAGCCTTGTTTATACAAGATGTCGATAACGCATGGCAACAATTAACTGAACATAATAGGTCTCCTATAGCAATTGATACAGAGAGAATTGAGAAGACTTCTAGGATGGCCAATGGAAGCCTTAGAAAGCTGTTTATAGCCGATAAGAAGAGCATCTCTACCTCCTGGAGCATGGTTCCTTCATACACCACTATGACCGTAGACGGAGGCTGGGGAGCAGAAAATATAAAAGACTTTTATTTAAGCGCTAAAGGGCAAGGCACATTTAACGTAAAAATTGCATATAACTCTACAAGAACAGAGACATTCCTTGCCTCATTTACTTCATGCTCAGCAAGTATGGTTAGAAGAAATGTTAAAGAAAAAGCGGCAGACACAGCACAAGTATTTTGGGATTTATCTATTTCACTGGAAGAAGTCTAATGCAAACCGTAAGCCCCTCAACCTTAAGTTTAATTAATGAGTCTGCATCTTATTCAATGTCGGGCGGATGCTGGCTAGAATATAATATGAACGATTTAATTTTAGGCGCTAAAGTAAGAGGGCCAAATGGAACTGATGAAAATCCAGAAGGTACTCTTCAAATAACACAAACTGTTAATGGTAAAACATACTACCCATATAAAAAACTATTCCCCTTAACAAATATAATAGATCCAAGAAGACCTTCTTCTGCGGGCATAAGCTATTTTTTATTAAACAAAATGGTACCAGTTGCTATACCAAAATATAATGTTTCAAAAGAACTTCCCTCCAGACTTTATTTTGCCAGTGCAAAGAATCAGTATAAGTATTTCTTGGCTGGACCAGCAGAAAACCTTTCTCTGCCTAACTGTAATATTAATGTAGAGTACCCAGTATTAAAAACAGCTGTAGCAAATGTTATAGTTGTTAAATTTGAAACTTCATACTCAAAGCCAGTCAGCTGGTCAATTAAAATAAAAAACCATCAGGACGTAGAGGCGACTATATTTACAAATACAGTTGTATCAAGTAGCAACACAGGAGTATTTGAACTTTATTACAATGGTGGTCTTTGGTCAAGCCCCTCTTCATGGTCAACTACAAAATTTACAACACCATCAGTTCCAGTAGATATTAAAAACATTACTGTAACAGTAAGCACAATTAGCAAGGCAAACTCATACCTAGGAGTTATTGAAATAGGAGCAAGATACATACAAGATGTTTCTGATAGAGTAATTTCTTTTCAGGCTTCAAAAATGTCTTCAGATAGTTCATCTGGAATTGTTCCAGTAGGAGCAGTAACAGCAAACGCCTTATCCTTATCCCTAGAAGGATTTGATAAAAAGGGAATAGAGTACGATAAAACTTACGCATTTAATAAGAACAATATTAATTTATATAAAAACGTTAAGATGATTCCATTTAATAAAATAGGATCAGATATGATTTTTCAAGGAGTATTTTATATAGATTCTTTTAGTATATCTGAGTTTGGAGATATTGATATTCAGGGACTAGACGGAGCCAAATTTTTACAAGAAATATTAGCTCCAGATATTGTAATTCAAAATGCTCCGTCACAGGCAATCATTAGAAGGCTATTGGACGGCATAGGATTTACTTCTTATAACTTTAATACATATGCAAAAGACAGTACAGACTTAACCGATACAGCTACCATAGTCCCGCTATTTTGGTATACAGAAGATACAAAGACAGTCTGGGAACATATACAGGATTTATGTAGAGACACACAAATGATAGCTACATTTGATAACAACGACATACTTCAATTCTATCCTAGAGACTATCTGTTTGATAAAACAAGAGGAACTAACTTTAAGTTTAGAAGCGAAAAAAAATTATTAAATCTACCCAATATAATGTCTATGAATAAAGAAACAGTGCCTTCAGTTAAGGCAGTTAAAGTAATTTATTCTCCAATAATAAGCACAAACTATTCTGGTTCTTCAGACAACCTTTACGTTTCTCCACCATCAGCAATTGGTGCAGCCGCCTTACAATCTACTTTATTAGCAACACCACCTGTTACAGTAGACGCCCCATTAGGAATGGTTACTCTCGCACCAATAAGCGTGTACAGTTCTTTGGCCGACACATCTTTTTATAATAAGTCTGGATATTTTTTAATAAATAATGAAATAATTAAATATGATGCAATTGAATTTCAATACGAGCCTATTTCTGCACCGAACACTCTTATAAAAAAATGGATTACTTCTGACTCAGATATAGCAAAGTGGCTGGGAGAAAGTAAAATAGGTTCTTTTAAGTCAACGCTAAGGTATAGAATTAAAGAAAGAAATTCATTTAATGCTACTGGTAAAGGGGTTGGTGTTGGAGAAACTCATAATGTAAATATTGATACGCTAAAAAATGAATGGGCAGGCTCCAGACTCAACCTACTTGCAAAAACAAATGTAGGAGATCAATCAGTCTTTTCATTAAAGCAAACAGATAGTTCAGGCACCGAAACATCAAGGTCGCTACTTACAATTGTTGCTCCCCCAGCATCTAAAGAATACTATTGTGCATCAATTACTCCAGATACCGTTAACATATCTACAGAAGAATATTTTTCTGTAGGAACTGCATTGTTTTTTAAACTTGCACAGGATAGGTTTGGAAGAGTAACTGGAGAGCAGAAAGTATCTGCTGCATTAGGAATAGGGCTTGACTCTAATAATTTAAATGGCTACATATTAAAAATTTCAACTTCACAAAATGTTGCAATTAAAGGACTAGAGTCTAAAGACGTTCAGCTGTGGAAGATTGTAGACGGTAAAGAAACAAAAATTACGGATACGCAAAAGACTGAAGATAATTCAATTACTGGAGTATCTGGCGGAAAGTTTTATAGAATAGATGTAAAAGTATCTAAAGCAACAGCTGGCCAAAAAATATTTAAAATTAAATTTAATAATCAAGTCATTACGGCAACCGATGAATTCCCTTTAGCAATAACCCCAAAGATCTCACTGATTGGAATTGAAGGAGAAGCAGCTTTTGACTATGCATACTGCTCTTCTTTAACTAAAAATGAATTTAACTCTTCTACCTCATACGACAACTACGGTTCATATATTTCAGCATCAAACGCCCTACAGAATTTGTTTGGAGATTTTGTTTTTACTGGATCTAATTCTTCTTCTAAGGCTCCATGGATAAAAGAGTTTGGGCCAGTAGCAAGAGAAATAAAAAAAATATCAACTAAGTATTCAACAAGGCCAGGGCTTGTTAAATATCCTCAGATAATATTAAATCCAAACGTTACCCTTATAGGGTATAACGCAAACTCTTTTGGAATAGAGGCCTACATACTAAATAACACTGGCGCATTTGTTGACATAGCAGATGGCGGAGAAAAAAGCTTTATTGTTGTTGGAGAAACAATAACAACGTTAGACCCATTTGAGTATATAGACCCATTACTTTCTTCAACTAAAAATGAAGAGCAGGTAGCCTTTGAGTCCACATGGATACAAAAAGAAGAAGAGGCAAAAAAATTATCTGAATGGATGAGAACTCAGTGGTCAAATCAACAGACTGTTCTTACCCTTGATATTTTCCCAAACCCTATTCTTGAGATAGGGGATATTGTAGAAATATCCTATCCTAATAACTTAGTCTATTCTACAGAGGATACAGGCAAAACGGCAGGCAAGTATATATTATTGGACATAGAGCAAGCCTATAGTTCTGACCCATCTACAAGAATAACGTGCAGGTCGATTTATGTTTAATGAAATGGTAGAATCTTTATATGGTTAGAAAAAATCCTAAAATAGGAAAATCTCAAATAGCTGGTGGAATCAAAGTCCAACTGCCACTAGACTCACCCCTAATTGGTATATTAAAAACAGATCAATACGATGTTGTAAATCTATATACAAACGAGGTAGATAAGACTTATGTTCCAGAAGACCCCTTTGAACCACCAGAACCACCTCCAGAACCAGCCCTAGCTCCTAACTTAGAAGACATTACTCTTATAGGAAAAACAGGCAAACGATATTCTTCTGGAGCAATAATTACTGACCCAGAAATATACTATGACTCAAATAACAATAGGTTTCTTAAAGTTACCTTTGAAGTAAAAAACAGCGTAGGAGATATCGTAAAGGGGGCTGTTATAATATGATAACAAAATTTGGTAAAAGATTTATTACTTCTTATTTAGCAAATGGGCTTAACTTTAATCAAAAAGATATTGCAATAGGAATAGGCTCAACAGCAGCAACCGTAAACGACACAGATCTGCAATTTGAATTTTATAGAACTGGAGTAAGTTTAGGAAGCATAGACATACAGACAAATACCTCTACTGGCCAAACAACTTATGCTGTAGTGTATAAAGCTACCCTACCAACAGATGCAGAAGGAATTATTTCAGAAATTGGAATCTTTCCCACAGCCTTTGCTCAAAACACAGACTACTCTTCAAAATATATATCTTCATTTGAGAATGCATCTTCTTGGCTTGACAGTGCTGGTAACCAGCCAACAACAGTTTCAACTCCAACTCCAAAAATAGGATCTTCATTTTTTACGGTATCTGCTGTTAGCGGTGGATCTAAATCGTATAGCCTAGATACAATATTTGATATTTCTGGATACGGTGTAGATGACAGTATAAGTTTTGCATTTTATCAATCTGATTTAAACTTAGATTATGTTTATGCAAGATTCTACAGCTCCGCCTCCAATTATAAAGAGGTTAGATTTTCTGGAGCTACGTCTATTGGGCATAAGGTATTAACCACTAAGTTGTCAAATCTTTTTAACTCAGCATTTACTTCAGCTGGAACAACAGACTTTGCTAACATAATAAAGATTGAGGTTGGAGCAAAAGCCAAAACTTCTGTCTCTACGACAGTGCTTTTAGATGGACTAAGACTTAATGATGATGATAGATATAATCCACAGTATGGACTTATAAGTAGATCAGTTCTTTCTAGCCCAATAGTAAAGTTGCTGGGAGTAGAAATGGACATAGAATATAAAATCAATTTAGGGTTTTTATAATGTCATTTAGATGGATTCAGGCTCATGATGGCGGCGGAGAGACTATACCAGCAGACCAAGAGAGATCAGATGCGGATGCAGCAGCAAATGCAAATAAAAAAACTCCAGGCTCATTTACAGTACAAAAATCAGGATTCAATGTTGTCCAAGGTGGGGTCTATAAGATGTCCTTTGCGTACTTGTATGAAGATCCAGATAATCCTTCCGAAACAATAGTTGGTCCTAGTTCTCCAAATTTTACATTTACTTTAGACACACCAGATTTAACTAGAGCAGTTACGGGCTTAGTTGTAACTCCTGGACTATTATCTTATGGCGTTAAATGGGATTTAATTGATAAGGCATTGCCTGAAAACAAATGGCTAATCGATATACAAATCTACGAAAGCTTAACTGGAGCATTTGCAGGAGAAGAGTATTTAGTTTGGAATGGAAATGGTAACTCTGCAACAATTTTAGTTTCTGATACAAACAATAGATGGATCCGTGTAGATACAAGGGATCAAGACTATCACAAAAAGAGTGTTATTGCTGGCCCATTTAAAGCAACTGATCCAATTGTAGTAGATGTAGCTGGTCCAGGAAATGTAGGTTCAGTAACAGCTACAAGCGGCATAGATACATCTGGATATTTAGGATTTAATGCCTTTGCAAGTATATCTTGGTCACCAGTAACAGGAGACGGTATAAGAGGATATAGAATTAGATTTACCAATGATAGCGGCGCAACATACTCTTATGTTGATTCTCCAGGAACCGATACTACCTATAAGCTAGCTGGACTAGCAATTGGTTCTCCTTACAAAATAGGAGTTGCAACTTATGACCAATACAATAATACATCTTCTCAATATGTTCCTGGTCCAGATATAACAGTGACTGGAACTCCATCAGTATCAAATTTTATTAAGGGCGGACCATTTGAATTTGGAGTTGGTGTGGGGTCAGTATCAACAAACAAAGGACTTTACTTTGATGCGAGTAACTACTGGTATGTAAATGCAACAAATAGTGCCAGACTTAAAGTGGGAGGAGCTACAAGCAACTTTCTTTTGTGGGATGGATCCACATTTGCAATAGATGGTAACATTACTGCTAGAGGTGGAACATTTAGCGGCAATATATTTATGTCTACAACTGGAGCATCTATCTATAGTGGAACAATTGATGCGGCCACTGGTAATCTAACTGGCAACGGATTTGCATTAAACTCAACTGGTCTTAAAGTTGCAAATGGCACCAACTCAGTGACTTTGTCTGCAGCAACTGGAACAATCACAGCAAATGCAGGAAGCATAGGTAGCTGGAATATAACAAATACAACCTTATCTAAAAATAACATAATACTAGATAGTGCTGGACAAATTCAAGTTGGATCAACAGCAGCTCAAAGTGTTTATCTGAAATCTTCTGGATCATATGTTATGTGGGCAGGAAACAACACTCCAGATGCAAATGCTAAGTTTAGAGTAGGAGTAGATGGAACGCTATATGCATCTGGTGCTGTGCTTGGATCGAATACAACTGTAGACGGATATGCAACCACCGCAACAACAACTGGAATAAATACAAGGCTTACTACAGCAGAAGGTACTGTTTCTACATTGGGTACAAACGTCACAACATTATCTAATAGCGTTGGAACTATATCTACTGGCTTAGCTACAAAGAACACAACTTTTGTTGGAGGCACCGCACCTACTGCCAATAGAGCTGGAGACATCTGGATAGACACTAGTAGCGGAAACGAATTAAAGACATGGACAGGATCTGTTTGGACAACCAGAAGAGACACTACCTTTGCAAAAACAACAGATTTAGGCACTAAATTAAATGCCACAACTTCTATAATTCAAAGCACGGTAGATAATAAAATTACAGCTAATGCAGCGGGACTTGAAATATTTAGTGGTTCTGCAAATAGCGGATTAAAATTTACAGGTACTGGATTTTTTGGATACAAGAACAGCGTACCAACATTCTCAATTTTATCAGATGGAACCGCGACATTTGCTGGTACATTAAGCGCAGCAACAGGATCATTTAGTGGAGCAGTAACTGCAACGTCTGGAGTGATTGGCGGCTTTACTCTAACTGGAGGTACTGACTTTACTGGCAACTTAGCCTCTAACCCAAGAATAATTTTTGGCAATAAGGTTCTAATTGGATCAATTGATTTAGGCGGAACAAGTGGAGATTACGGATTAAGAATAGGAAACCCGTACGGAACTGCAGGTGCATCTTTTAGAATAAATACAGCAGACGACGTAAATAGATTTGCTGCAGACAGCGCTACAAGAACATATGCTGGAGAAGTAAGAAATGCTCTTAGAGCAGCACCAATTAGATCTATCGGCGCTGTTGTTACTGAATCATCTTCTAGAAGATTCAAAGAAAATATAGTTTCAGCACCTAAAAGATATTACGACAGAATATTAAATGTTGATCCAATGTTTTATACATACAAGACAGATAGCGAAGAAGTTCTTCCAGAATTGCGTGGACACCACAGATTTGGTATGATAGCTGAAGATTTAGAAGAAGCTGGTCTTGGATACTTTGTTGAAAGAGACATGCAGGGTAGACCAACTAATCTAAATGACATGATGTCATTCCCTTTGCTTTTAATTCCAATTATTAAAGAATTAAAACAAGAGGTACAATCACTTAAAGATTCAATAATAGCAATGGGGGGAACTGTATGATAAGATTTTTTTGCTCAATATGCATAGACGACATAGACCTAGATCCAACAGACATGTGCCTGACTTGCTGCGAGGCAACTTGCCCAGAATGCGGAACTGTTCTTAGAAGCCTATATGCTAGACCAGAAAACCCAACAGAGGATATGTTGGGTCTGGCTGCATACAATCAAATTAATTCTATAGACACAAATACACCATAATGGTATACTGTAAATCTATCAAGGAGATATAATGGATAAAGCAGAATTAGTAATTAGCGCACTGCAGCAAAGAATTGGCGAGCTTGTCTCAAATTATGAGACGCATATTGCCATTCTTCGTGCAGAAATAACACAGCTTCAGCAAGCACAAATGGCTGAGGAGTCAGAGGAGAAATAAAATGGCAGAGCAATTAAAATCCATGAATGTTAATGAAGGAGATCCAATTACTTCAGAATTACTGTCTAACATGGTATCAAACATTAATCTAATTAATGCTATGGCAAGTAGCACTACTGGAACACCTGGAGCCCCTGGAGCCCCTGGAGCAACTCAGGTAATTGATACTGGCAGACCTTCAGTCCCTTGTAATACAGCAGGCACTGGAGAACTTACAATTACTTTTAAAAAGACTTTTTCCGTAAGGCCTAATATAGTATGCACAGTATGGCAGTCAAGCGGGAAAAACTTTTTAACACATAAATATATACCAGTTGTAACAACAGCAAGCGCAACAGAGTTTACTGTAAGAATGATGCCAGTAGGAGCAACAGCAAACGGAAACGTTTATGTTCAATGGATTGCTACTATCTAACAAATAGGTATTGACAATATAACACATAATGCTACAATTTGATGTAGCGCTAAGGCCATGAATATTCATGGCCTATTAACATTAGGGTAAATAATGACAAACGATTTAAAGTGGATGCTATCTTCGGACCAGCAATTCCCTTATCAAGATGACAAGATGATCGAGCTTTGGTTTAAAGTAATGAAGTGGTTTAAGCCAGATGTCGTTGACTACCTTGGTGATACAGATGATCAGGCATGCTATAGTAAGTATACAGAAGGCCGTTCAGCAGAATTTATGCAGCTTCACAAAAATGATAGCAGAGATTTAATAGTCCCAATGATGCGACATGAAGCAAAGGGCGCTAGAGATTTTTACGCAAAGACAAGAGAGATGCTTCCTAATGCACAATTATTTTCTGCTTTGGGTAACCACGACATTCGTATCTTTAACTATGTTGATGCCAAGCTTCCAGATTATATTAATGAGGTAACACCAGAAGCCTTGTGGTCCTTAGACTCACTTGGTTATGAATATATTTATTATGACGAGCTTCCTAAGCGCCGCTTTGGAGATATTCACGTGCACCATGGACTTTCTATTGCAGCAACAGGCTCAGCAAGAAAAGATATGGAAGACATGCAGATTTCACTAATTCGTGGACACTCTCACAGAATTGCTTCGCATATGGTAACATATGAACTAAGAAATGGTGGAGAAGGCGAAACTCTTCGTGGATATGAGATTGGTCACATGTGTGATGAAAAGGGTCCAGGAATGAAGTATACTCAACACCATGATTGGCAAAAGGGATTTGCCGTTGCACATATTGTTAATGACTATCCTCATATTCAAATGATCCATGTTTCACCAGATTACTCATGTGTCGTGGATGGAAAGTTTTTTCAAGTATGATAAAGTGTAATAAGTGCGGAGGCAGAGTATTCATAGATAGAGTATTCTCTCAAAAAATGCATATGGAATTGTTTTGCATCATGTGCGGTAAGCGCTGGATGATGAATAAGAATACAAATAAGTTGGGGAAATGGCTAGAGACACTAGAGGAAAATCACTCAAAGAAATACGGTATTTCTTCTTAAACGGAAAAATACATAAGACTCTTAGTTTATCTAGAGCTAAGGATCAGGTAATTGCTTGGTCTTATATAGATAAAAAAAGAATGCTGTATCCATACTCAGAAGTAAATAAAAGTATGGGTAACGCATACAGTATTGTTGAAGTAGCCTCTATGCTCAATAAGCATAGGGTTACAATACAGGATTATATTCTAGAGGAAAAAATTAAATGTCCCCAAAAGATTTATCCAATAGGCAGTGGCTCAGAAGACAAATGGTATAAATATATGTTTAGCGACAAAGACGTACTTGACCTACACGAGTATATCCTTGAATCTGGACATTCAAAAAATGTTCCGTCTAAGGCGGAATTAATAGCTCTTCTCAAACACAGTTTTATATTGTATACTAAGACAGACAGTGGCTTTGTACCAGTATGGAAGGCGGACTAATGGAAAAGGGTAGAGTAGTAACCTGCGATATTTGTAACAAAGACATAGAGGTTCGTTGGGGTATATTCGCTAACGACACTTTAATTAGACACAAGAAGGCGGAGCACAAATGACAACACGAGTAAAGGTAGATCTTTCTTTTACCAGAAACTTAGGCAACTATGAAAGCATTAAGATTAATGTTGGAGTAGAAGATGATGTCCGTGAAGGTGAGACTGTTGATTCTGCTACAGAAAGAGTTTACGCATTTGTTGAAGGAAAGCTAATTCAAAAAACAAGTGAGGTAGAGGAAGAACTTAAGAGTGGCAAATAATAGAGAGCCATATATCCTTATGACAACATATCAGAATCTGTACAAAGATCGATATGGCAAAGCACCCACTCTAAATAAGTTTAGAGAGAAGTGGGCTATGCAAGATGTTATTGATAGTGTAGGATTTAATAAGGCTAATGACCTTCTGTATTATTATTTTAGTTTAGAAAAAGCTGGACACCCTTTGCAATTTTTCTATTATAACTTTGACAAAATGGAAAATGCTAGAGTAGAGTTAAAAAAAGATATTGAGACACGCCGACTACTGCGAGAGTCTACTAAGAAGATGGTGGAAGAAGGCGGGCTATGAATACAGAAGCAACATTAATCTCTGCTATATGTAAGAACAAAGATATTAGCACTGTAATGGCAGAGAATGTAGATGAGCTATTTACATCCCATGGAGATGTTTGGGAAGGCCTAAAGTCATACTATAATAAGTTTAAGGCTATACCAGAAATTGGTATCCTTCAAGAGAAGTTTAAAGACTTTGAGCCAGACCTAAATGCAACTGCAGAGACAGCATACTATTTAGATAATTTAAAGAATGAGTTTTTATCAAGTAGACTTAAGAGCATTTTAATTCGTGGCGGATCCATGCTTAAAGAAGACGTTGCATCAAGAGTAATTGGAGAACTCCAGTCCCAGCTATCTAGTTTAAATAAATATACTAATAACGTACGAGACCTAGATATAACAGATGCAGATAATGCGATTAAGCATTTAGAGGCTCTGAAGGCCCGTACAGCCGAGATGGGTGGCTCCCCAGGTATTAAGACTGGTTTCCAGTCGATTGACTTAGCATACCCTACTGGAATGGCTCCTGGACACCTTATAGTGGCGATTGGCTGGCCAGGGAAAGGAAAGACATGGTTTACATCCTATCTTGCCTGCAAGGCGTGGGAGCAGGGATTTAAACCTATGATTGTTTCTCTTGAAATGACACCAGAAAATATGCGTGACAGAATTTATACAATGCTTGGCTCAGGTTTATTTAAGGCTAGCGATTTTGCAAGGGGCGATATTAATATTGACGATTTCAGAAGTTGGTCTGGAAAGAAATTTGCGGACAAGAATAAGTTTATCCTAGTATCAAATGAGGGCTCTGGAAACGTAACCCCAAATGCTATTCAAGCTAAGATCGATCAGCACAAGCCAGATATTGTTATCCTTGACTATCATCAATTGTTTACAGACAACAATAATTCCAAGGCTCCAACAGAACGTAATATGAATATCTCTCGTGAGTTTAAAAACCTAGCGGTGAGAAACAATATTCCAATTATTGATATCACTGCTGCAACAGCAGATGATATTACTGACCAAGATAATCCTCCAATGATGAGTCAGGTTGCTTGGTCAAAAGCAATTGAATATGATGCAGACATGGCTATGGCTATTCATAAGTATAAGGGCACAGACATGATTGAGATTGTTTCTAGAAAAAATAGACACGGTCATGACTTTGGCGTATTCTTAGATTGGGATATCAACAGGGGTATCGTCAAAGAGATTTACGAAAACCCGTTTGCTGATGACACACAAAAGAATTAAAAGATTTCAAATTGATGTACAGTTTCATGATAACGCACAGCTCATAAGCTTAAGACCTCAGTATGAAAACTTGCTGGTGCAAGACATGCGTGGCAAAGGTTATGTAAGAGTATTAGATATTGATCCAGCTTTCTCAATAGAGTTTACTGGAGAAACGTGGAAGTTCTTAATGACTCTCCACGGTGTATATATAGGAAAGAAGAAGGCATGGCAATTCGAGGGTACAACTCAAAACAGATTGATACCAAGGAATACGCCCCAAGCCACGTTAAGTCAGTCCTAAAAGAAATTGGATTGAATATTGTTGGTGAGACAGGCAATGACTTCCTATGCTACTGCCCATTTCATTCTAATAGACATACATCTAGCTTTAGCGTAAGCCAAACATCTGGAGCATTTATTTGCTTTAATCCTGCATGTGGAGAAACTGGAACACTAATAGATTTAATTAAACGTACTATGCACAAAAATGATTTTCAGTCTTTGCGATTAATTGCAGCAAAAGAAACAGAAGCACTAAACAACTTTGATGAAATTATGGAAGACGTACTTTCGGAGAAGCCAGTGTTTGAAGAATTTTCAAGCGATGTTCTTACAAGCCTGCATAATGGATTAGGACAAAGCACTAAAGCTAAACAGTATTTAAACTCTCGTGGAATTAACTTAGCGTCTATGTCTCATTTTTCTATGGGGTACTCAGAGAATATGAATATGGTAACCACTCCAGTTCATAGCCCAGATGGAATTGCAATTGGAATAGTCGGAAGATCTATTGAGGGTAAAACTTTTAAGAACAGTACCAGCCTACCAAAAAGCAAAACGCTATTTAATATACATAGGGCAAAAAAGATTGGTGACCAAGTAATCGTATGCGAGTCTAACTTTGACGCAATAAGAATTCATCAGGCAGGCTTTCCAAATGTTGTTGCAACACTAGGTGGATTTCTATCTAATGAGCAACAGTCTTTATTAAATAGACACTTTAATAAGATAATCATAATGACAGATGCTGATGAAGCTGGAAGGGAATTAGGTAAGTCTATTTCCAGCAAGCTAAGGAACAAAGATATTTCTTGGGCCTCTTGTGGATATCGTGAGATATACCCCAACAAGGCAAAAGATGCTGGTGATTTAACAGAAGAAGAAATAAAAATATGTATAAAAAACTCAATATCAGATATTGAATATCGCTCATGGATATGATATACTAAACAAACAGATGGATTTACACCATCAACTATACAATAAGGAGATACAATGGGTATCGTTAAAGGTCTAAAAGGATTAAATCAAGTTATGGATAAGCCTTCGTATGTCGAAGGTGATGGAACAAAGGCACGTTGGGCAAAGCTGGAAGATGCAGAAAGCGTAAAGGTTCGCTTCTTGCAAGAACTAGATCCAGATTCACCAATGTACAACGAAAAAAATGGTTTGGGTTTTATTGCTGTAGAGCATACTAACCCTAAAGACTACAAGCGCAAGGCATTATGCTCAATGGAAGATCAAGGCAAGTGCTACGGTTGCGAGCAACACCGCAAGGATTATAAGGCGGGATGGAAAGGTCGTTCACGACTTTACATGAATGTATTAATTGATGATGGCAAAGAAGAGCCATATGTAGCAATTCTTTCTCAAGGTTCAAGTGGTAAAACAATTACGCCAACTCTTATTGAGTACGCTGGCGAAATGGGTTCTATCAGCAATCTAATGTGGCGTATCAAGCGCTCAGGAGTAAAGACAGATACAAGTTACACAATCATTCCTTTAGCTAAGGATGAAGCCCCATTTGATTCATCAGCACTTGAGCTGTATGACTTAGAGACAACAGCCATTCGTGACTTGCCATACACAGAGCAAGAAGCATTTTTTAATGGCGAAGGCGGAAGCCAAGAAGCATCTGCACCTTCAGACTCAGACAGCAACCTAGTCTGGTAACTACTTATAGTCAGGGGCAGTCTATTGACTGCCCCTGCATTATTTAGTAGAATAGCAATATGATTTCTTACGAAATACCAGACCCGTTTGAAACTTTTGTATATAATAAGTACAAAAATTTTGCAGGAGCATTGTATGATTTCTTTACTAAAGAATGGCATATGAAATGTGGTTGCTGCAAAGAAGATATATACGCACCAAATAAAAAAACATTGACAAAGATAAGACTTTATCATACTAGAAATGAATGCATGGGCGGATACTAATGAGTTTTACACACCTACATGTTCACTCCTATTATTCATTAATGGATGGACTTAATTCGCCTAAAGAGTTATGCCAAGCTGCCTTAGATGCTGGTCAAACGGCAATTGCAATTACAGATCATGGAACTCTTTCTTCACATAGAGATATGCAAATTGCAGCAAAAGAAGTTGGTATAAAGCCAATCCTTGGTGTAGAGGCTTACATTTCTCCAACAGATAGGTTTGATAGATCTTCTAAAACAGATAAATCTATTCAAGCATACAATCATATTATTTTATTAGCTAAGAATAAAAAAGGACTGGAAAACATTAATGCTCTTCAGGAGCTTGCATGGAATGAAGGATTTTATCACAAACCAAGAATTGACAGAGAGGTTTTAAATGATTATAGCGAAGGTATTATCGTTCTCAGCGGATGTCTTAATGGACTCATTAGTAAGGCTATCGATAAAGG